TCAATCGGCGTCGGTAAAACCGTCGACCAGGCCATGGCGCAGGCCTAGGTGGGTCAGCTCAACGTCGGAGGCCACGCCGAGCTTCTCGAAGATCCGGTAGCGGTACGTATTGACGGTCTTGGGGCTGAGAAACATGCGATCAGCGATGTCGGCAACGCGCTGACAGTTGACCACCATCATCGCGACCTGAAGCTCGCGCTGGGAGAGCTGGTCGAAGGGGTTGTCCGGTGCATCGATGCGCGACAGCACCAGCCGCTGGGCGATCTCCGGGCTGACATATCGCTTGCCGCCGAACACGCAGTGGATCGCCTCGACCATCTCCTCGTGCTGGCAGCCCTTGCTGATGAAGCCGTGGGCGCCGGCCTCGAGCAGGCGCTGAGCGAAGGTCTCCTCGATGAAGGCGGTCAGTACCAGAATGCGGATGTCTCCGGCGAAGCGGTGGATCTTGCGGGTGGCTTCCAGGCCGCCGATTCCCGGCATGCGAATATCCATCAGCACGATATCCGGTTCGAGCTTGCGCGCCTTGTTGATGGCCTCCTCGCCATCGGCGGCCTCACCGACCACGCGTATTCCGCGTTCGGCATTCAGCAGGTGGGCGATGCTGGTCCGAACCAGGTGGTGGTCATCGGCTACAAGAACCCTGATCAACGCAGACGCTCCTGAAAACGTAGTAGATGGGTGTTGTCCCTGGGCGGGACCTGGCCAAGTATGAAGGCGCCAAGGTGCGCGCTGGCTCGGTAACAGTCTAGGCAGGGTGGCACATCCCGTCCCTAAGGGGAATTGGTCAAAGGCAGAAGAGTGAATTTGCCAGCATGGGGTTGACGCTCCTGAGGAGGCTGCGTACTATTCGCCTCGTTCACGCAAGACGGAACAACGTGGGGCCTTAGCTCAGCTGGGAGAGCGCAACACTGGCAGTGTTGAGGTCAGCGGTTCGATCCCGCTAGGCTCCACCAAAAAGAACATGTGAATCAGCCCCTTGGCCTAACTCGCCAGGGGGCTTTTTCGTGCACTGGTAAAAAACTGGGAAAATACTGGGAAAACTCCACACGGTTTATCGGCTCTCAGGCCTCCTCCAGTAGCGCCTGCATGCCCTTTCCCGGGCCCTTGGCTTCGAGCCAGCGGATGCCGTGACCGTCGAGATAGTGCTGCGTCATGCTCTCGTCGGCGTGGCCCATCAGTACCTGGATCTCACCCAGGTCAGCACCGGTATCCTCGAGCAGCTTGGAGCCGAGCGAGCGGATCTCATGGAAGGTGGGTCGCTGGCGCGGCTCCAGCTTGGCGATCTCCGGCACCTTGTCGCGCAGGCGGGAGAAGGTCTTAGAGAGCATGTCGTCGGTAACTCGGCTCCAATGGTCGCGGGCGCGGGTTTCGGCGGTGATCCGCTGGTGCACCCGATGGACGATGTAGGGCGACACCGGTGGCACCAGCCGTGAGCGCTGGATGATGTCCTCGATGGCCGGTGTCAGCTCTATGGCCACGTAGGCGGTGTGGCTGCGAGTGCGGGTCTTCTTCCTTATATAGCGGAGCCGGCCGTCGACGATGTGATCATACCGGGCGGCGGCGACTTCGGCCCGGCCGAACAGGCAAACTAGGGCGAGCTCCATGGCGACCTGAAACCATGGCTCGGCCTGATCATAGATGGCCTGGAACTGCCCGGGGGTGAGGCGGCGGCGCTGCTTGGTGTAGCCGGTGTCGCTCTTGCTGGTGGGCTCGATGGGGTTGTCGCCCAGCCAGCCCTTGGTGCGGGCGAACTGGAACACCTGGGCGAGCAGGGCGCGGTGGTACCGGTAGGGCTCGCCCTTGTAATGCTCGTCCAGGTACTCGGCACACCAACGCGTGGTGATCTGCTCGAGGGGCATGTCGCCGCGATCCTTGGCGATCCGCTGCAGGGCGTATCGCTTGTTGGCCCGGGTGCCTGGGGCCAGCTTGCTGGCGCTATCGACGCGCTCCTTTCGGAAGGCCTCGATGGCATGCGCCAGGGTGAGCCCGCTGGTGCCCTCTACCTTGGCCACCAGGTCTGCACCCTTTACCAGCCTGGCGTTGAGGATCCGCGCGGCCGCCTGGGCCTTGGCCTTGTCGCTGCCCATGCCGGTCTTCTTGTCGGTGCGCGGGTTTCGGTAGGTGTAGTAGCCCCCGGACTCATAGAGGTTGGGCTCCAGCCCCCGGTGCTTGCGCTTGCGCGGCCTGGCTGCCATCAGCGGGTCTCCATCTCCTTGAGCACGCTGTCGGCGAGCTCGTTGCCGGTCATCATCTTCTCGGCGTCCAGGTCGATGAACCAGGCGCCGCCGATTTTTTTGGCTGGCAGCACCCCTTCCCGGCACCATTTGCGAATGGTCGACATGGCTGGTGGTGTACCAGCGAACCGCGCGTGCCGCCACTGATCTGGATCCATCAGCTTGCCCATAGTCTAGTCTCCCGTATGCCTTGCGCCGCCCGGGCCATGGCCGCGGCTTCCCCGCCATTTCTGTTCCTGCTCCGCGACCGCATCTTCTTGCTGGCGCTGACGCTCCATCCGGTGCGCCTCCAGAGCGGCCTTTACCCCGGGCAGCGCCATCGCCTGGCGTCTCTGTTCGAGCTCCTGCTGCTGGCGCTTGATGATCCCTGCCGCTACCTCGGCCAACTGCCATCGATCCTTTGGTGTCTCGCCGTCCTGCCGTACCTTCCCCAACCCGAAACAGCCGCCGCAGGGGCGATCCTTGTTGCCTTTGATTTGATCCGTGCCGGTGCCCATGCAGACCGTGCAATCGTCGCCGGCCACCGGGCGCCAGTTGGTCTCCCAGTCCTTGGTGGTGGTGGCGGTGTCGACCTCGAGATCCAGGTCTCGGTAGACCACGATCTGGTGAGACTCGAGCGAGGTGTCGCCGTTGTAGTGGGCGACCAGGGCGAATCGGCCGCCCCGGGTTTTGTGGGTGTGGGTGGGCTGCGTCACTCGGTGGGCTCCTTGTCTGTCTCCATCCCGTGCAGGATCCGGAATAACGCGCCCAACAGCTGCTCGCGGTCGTCGTAGTCGGTGGGGCTGAGCTGACCGATCGCGTCGAGCTTGGCCTGGGCGGCATCGCGCTGGGTCGTCACCCGTTCCAGTTCCTCGGTCAACTCGGCGTTAGCCTGGCGTTCGCTTTCCAGCGCTTCGGGGTTGGTTTGTGCATACAAACGCTTCGCTTCGGCTTCCATGTAGGCGCCGCCTTTCTTGGCAGCGTCCATTCCTGCACTCGCCGCTCTGGCTTGCTTGTCGAACAGGATCTGCACATGCTCGGCGAGCTCGTTGATGGATACGGGCTCTCGCTCGCGGGCCCATTTGATGATGTGGTCGCGCATGCTCATACCCCACCTCCAGCGAGCCAAACGCCCAGCCTCACCAGGGCATAGATGACCGCCCCGGACACGATCCCGAACACGAGCCCGACGATGCCGCCGAGCAGCCAGTCGCCGCCGCCTTTGCTCGGCGAGTTGGAGTTGAACATCGGCTCGGTCAGGCCGATGACGGCGCAGAGCGCGACCCAGACGATGATGAGTGCCGGTAGCCAGGTGGTCATGCATCACCTCCCTCGGCTTGTTTGCGGAGGCGGTCGGCCTCCTCAAATGCACTGTCAGCGGCATCGGCCATACCATCGGCAGCTTTTGGGTGTCCGTTATCCGCTGCTGCATGGGCGTTATCTCGGCAATCAAAACCGAAACCCTCCAGTACCTCCGCTTGCCAATGCGCCTTGAGGCGGGCGAGGCTGGTCGCTGGCGCTTCCTCCGCCGCGAATGTCCAGCGGTCCCGAGCCGCTTGCGACCTCGGCGCGTGATCAGATCCCTGCCAGAACGCCAGCTCGGCCCTCAGCGCGTTGCCGGCTTCGATCAGTCGGACGTTGTGGGCAGCGAGAGCGTCGTATTGATCCATGAGAGCTCGCACCGGCCCGGCGCCATGCCAGTCACCCGGCTCGCCGGTGCCTTTGGTCACGACTTGATAGATCTCATGCACCGTGGCGCGCTGGGTGCGGGCCTCCTGGGCGCTGGCCTCGGCCTCGAGCTGTAGGCGATCAGCCTTGGCTTTGACTTCGTCCAGCTCTTGCGCGGCGGCCAGCTCGGCTTCCTCGGCCTTTGTCTTAGCGGCCTGCAATCGCTCCACCTGCACGGCCGCGGCATCCGCGACTTTCCGAGTCTGGGGATCGCTGGCGTGCCAGGCCAGGGCCAAAGTCGAGGTCAGCAGTTCCTTGGCCCACTGGTCTCTGCTTTTTCCGCTCATGCTGCCTCCGCTATCAGGATGCTCACCGACACGCTGGCGCCGGGGAATTGGTTGTCGAACGGGCCTTGCCAGGTACATGCCAGTCCCTCCAGGTGGAATGTGGTCTGAGAGCTTGCCGGCAGGATGGCGACCAGCCGGCCGCCGGGGGCCAGGAGATCGGCGGCGGCTTCGGTGTGCGCCTGCCAGCGGCCTTGCGAGAAGGGCGGGTTCATCAGGATGCGGTCGAACGGCTTGTGCTTCGCCTGTATGTCATCGACCAGGGCCAGGAAGTCGCCGGGGATCTTCGCGTAGCCCTTCGCCTCGAGCACCTGGCAATGGAGGGCGCTGACCTCGATGCACAGCGGTTCGTGCATCAGGTCGGCCAGGGCACCGGTGCCGGCACTAGGCTCCAGGCACAGGTGGTGGGGCTGGATGTCGGCCAGCTCTGCGACCTTCTCCGCCAGCCCCCGGGGCGTGGGGTAGAACTGGTGGCTCTGGTGGTCAGGCACGGTGCCGCTGGCGACGATCAGGCCGATGGCCTCGCCGGGGTCGTAGTCGAATTCCCACCAGGTGGAGTTCTTGGCGCTGTACTTCACGCCGCCGATAGCTTCGAGCGCCATGCCGGCCTGTTTGACGAGGTGCTTGTCATGCTCGCCGAACGGCAGGCCGAGGTTGTGACGGTTGCGGGTCAGCGGCTCGATCTCGCGATCCCCGAACTGGTTGCGTACCAGGTGGTGGATGATCGGGCGCATCTCGGCGATGAGATTGAGCACGGCGAAGGGCAGCGGGCGTTCCATCAACGTATAGTGGCGGCGCTTGGCACGTTTGGGCGCGGTGCGAAACTCGCTGGGGATCGCCGCCGGGTGCAGGTGGGCGAGGATCTGGTTGAGCTGCCAGGCGATGTCCTCGTGGATCTCGAGGTGGCCGTTACCGTTCTTGTAGCAGCGCAGGCGCAGGGCACCGCCGTCGACCGCCAGCCACTCGCCGCGATGCTCGCGCCGGGCGATCTCGACCAGGCGGTGGCTGGCCTGCCAGCCGGGCTCGTCGCGGTTCATCAGCTTGGCGACCACCTGGCGCAGGTCGTTGAGGTGGCCGGTCTGCTGGCGCCCGTAGTGGCCCCAGTCGTTGGTCACGCCGGTGAGGATCAGCCGCTTGCTGAACCCTTCGGGGCGGTTGGTCACGTGCTCGCGGCTCAGGGCGCGGAAGATGCCGTCGACCTTTTCGGCGAGGAAGTCCATGCGCTGGGCGAGCAGGGCGCCCAGGGTGGCGCGCACCGTCTCTTCGCTGAACTCTGGCGCCTGGTGCTCGCGGATCAGCGTATGCCACTCTTCACGGCGCTCCGCCGGCATGAAGTCCATCACGTCGGTGAGCGCCAGGGCCCGCTGCCAGTAGTCGGCATCCAGCGCGGCCACGGCACCCGTCTCACCGAACAGCTGGGCGACGCTGCCGGTGAAGCGGTCTCGCCGATCCTGGTTGCCGGCGATGAAGTAGTGGAGCACGTTGCCCAACTGATCGGGCCGGACGAACTCGACCACCTGCTGGATGCGCTGACGATCGCGGCGGTACTGCCCGTGCAGCCCGGCGACCATGTCGGTGGTGGCTGGCGCGAAGAATTGCTCGCCGATGGAAAGGTCGGTCATGGCTGCCTCCTGACGTGGATCAGTCCCAACGCCGGCCGGCGTGGCACGGTCTTCACTCCGGCGTGTTCCAGCCACTGCATGGCGTCGTGCAGGCAGTCGGCGAGGCAGTCGCGCTGCTCTTCCAGCAGGCTGATGTGCTTCTCGGGATCTGTGGTGGTGGTCAGCACGGCACCGCAGATGGCGCAGTGACCATCGACATAGTCGACCATGTCGGCGGGCCAGCAGTCGGGGCAGTAAGTGAAGAGGGTCATGCCTTACCTCCCGCCAGTTCGAAGCGCGGATGCCAGCCGTGGTAATCCTTGCTCTTCGGGTCGGGTGAGCCGTAGTAGCGCTTGCTCTCGATGATCTCGCCGGTGAGCACCAGGTACCGGCAGTGGCTGAACATGAGGTCGGCGGAATAGCCCAAGTCGCTCTCGATCTTCGCGGCCCGCCGTCTGCTCAGGATCTCGCTGTACTCGAGCCGCCCATCGGCCAGCTGGATCCGGATCCAGTCGAGCGCGTCCTGGTCATAAGGCCTGAGCGTCCAGCCGGACATGATGGTGTCCCGGCAATACCAGCCTTCTCGCCAGCCTTTCGCTTCGTAATCGAAGGTGGGGCCCTCGCTGATGCCGCGCGGTGGCTCGGCAGTGGTATCGGCGAAGAGGTCCGGCGTCTGTTCGGCAGCATTCACGATCCCACCTCCAACGCCTTCGCGGCTTTTCGGAGAATGGCAGCGGTCACCTTGCGCCGGCTGGCCTGGCCTTCCATGCCCTGGAGCTGCTCGAGCAGTTCGATGGCGATGCGCGCTGCCCTGGCCGGGTTGCTGCTCAGTTCACCTTCGAGGGTGATCCGGCAATCGTTGGCGCTGGTGCTGATCAGGCTGTTGATGCTCATGCCGACCTCCCGAAATCCCTGAAAAGAGTGGACGCCAGACGACCGTCCGGGGTGGCCAGCACCTCCTGGGCAATCTGCTGGCGCGTGGGCGGTAGCTGGCGGATGCCGCCCGTCTTGCTGTGACGGCCGCCAACCTGGTAGCGCTGGTCGGGCTTTTTCACCAGGTCCGCACCGGTCTTCCCCTCCCGGTTGCGGCGCTGAACCGTGGGGTAGGGGACGCGGTGTCGCCTGGCCAACTCCTTGAGCGTGATCATCTCGCCGGTGGCGGGATCCTCGACGCGGTAGATGCTTGCATCGTGGGGCATGGGGACTCCTGAGCCTGACAGGCCGTAGGGACAGACGGCTTGTCGAATAGGTGCCGGGCAGCCCCGACGAACTCACCACTTCGCAGGTGACGCGCCTGCTATCACCACAACAGCAGGAAGCCGGAATGGCGCTGTGCTAGCGTGAAGACACACCACAACAGCACGGAAATTCGCTATGTCTCAGAAACGCGATGGAAGTCGTCAGCCACACTGGCCCTCGACTCCGCCTGACCGCGAAAGGAAAGATCATGTGCCGATCCGCAGGACACCACCGCCGCCCCCGCCCCCCAATAAGCCGTAGTTCTGGAGGCGCCGTATGAGCCCGGAACGCAACGAGGGGGAATTCACGGTTTATACGTCGTACAACGTGGAGAAGCTGACCGAGACCCTGAATGCCAGGGCGGACCGGCTCTGCACTTTCCTGCTCATTCTGCTGGGCTCTGCAGTGCTGGCTGACATCACCAGCACTGTTGCGCTGGGACTCACGGTCACCACGGTGGCGGCTCTGCAATTCGTTTGCCGTTTCGGGGAGGCTGCGGGCCAGGCCCGTTCGCAGAAGCTGCGCTACGCGAGTCTTCTCGCTCGCCGGCAAGCCTTGAGTGATACCGAGCTGATCGACCAGTTCGAGCGAATCCATGAACACGACAGTCGGCCTCTGGCTGCCATCGAGGAGATCGCCTTCAACAAGGCGTGCCTGCAGCGCGGCCGGAATAGTCACATGGCGCCGTTGTCGCTCAGTGCACGCATGCTGGCATTGCTGGTCGGTGGCCAGCCCTGCGAGCCGGAACGCTCCCAGAAGCCGAGCGATGACGCGGTGAAAACAGACTGAATCGCGCATCAGAAGCTCCCGGGGTTGGGTGATGCTGCGGGCTGCCCGGCCTCGCCGCCCATCCACTCGAGAAGGCGGTCGATGTTGTCGCCCAGGGCCTGGGCCATCAGCAGGAAGTCGGTCTCGAGCCGGATGATGGCGTCGTCGCCGTCGTCGGCCTGGCTGGCCTCGTCGATCAGGCGGTCATCGAAGCGGATCGACTTGATGGCCAGGTCGTCGTGCAGCACGAAGGTGAAGCGGTCTTCCAGCTGAAGGGCGAGCTTGCTGGCCTGGCGACCACTCTCGAGCAGCTGCTGCATCTCGTCGCTGTCGAGATCCACCTGGCGGCCACGTACCACGCCGTCATCGCCCTTGGCCTTGAGCTCCACCTGGTCGCCGATGATCAGGTCGGCTGGGCGCGAGCTCGCATTGCCGAGCCACTCGGTCATGGCCCGCATGGGCAGCGTCTGGGTAGCCAGTGGGGTGACCTTGAGGCTGCCCAGGGTCTCGCGCAGCAGGTCGAGCACTTCCTCGGCACGCTTGCGGCTGCTGGCGTTGACGCCGGTCAGCTGGCGCTTGGTGTCCCACCAGAGATCTACGCGCTGGCTGCGTACGAAGGCCCGGGGCAGCAGCTCCTCGAACACCTGTTCCTTGAGCGTGAGCCTCTCCTGGCGGCGCAGCTTGCGGCCCTCGCTGGTCTCGATGGCCTCGGCACGCTCATCGACTTCCTCGCGGACCACGCTGGCGGGCAGGATCCTCTCCTGGCGCTGGGCAGTGAGCAGCAAGTGGCCCTGCAGTTCGTGGAATAGCTGGGTGCCGGCTCGGCCAGCGGGTGGTGTCCATCCCATCCGGCGCGCTTCGCTGCCGCCCAAGGGACGGAAGGCCTGCTCGCCCAGGACTTGCCCGAGGGCCGCGGCATCCAGCTGGGGCGCGTCGTGCAGGCGGTACAGGTTAAGGTTGCGGAACCACATTGGGTCTCTCCTCAGATGATCCGGCCCAGGGCCGCGTAGATGAGTCGGTCGACGAGCTCCAGGGCGCGGGCGTCATCGCCTCGCCGGCGGGCTTCGAAACAGGCTTCTGCCAGGCCGAGGGTTCCTTTCCCCTCGATGGGGTCGTAGCCATCGGGCAACTCTTCATCCGTCGCGCGGCGCTTTCTCAGCTCGCGCTGAAGATCTTCGGTGTCGATCTCGCAGAGCTCGACGTCCACATCCACGGTGACTGTTGCGAAAGACATGACGACCTCCTCAGCGATGCCCGAGCCGCTTAGCTCGACGAGTTGCCCGGCGCTTGGCGGCCCGGCGTTGATCCTGGGCGACGGTGCGATGACGGCCCCCGTTGCGGGTGGGCGCCTGCTCTGGCCCGATGGCCAGGGCATCGATGTTGCGCGTCAGGCTCGGTGCGCTTGCGGCTGCACCGATGGCTAGGGCGGCGGCGATTCGCTGGAGCATCTCGGCTCTCCTTAATTCCGCGCCAGCTGGCGCTCGGTGGTAATGTTGAGGCCTGCCGGGCGCATCCCGGGGCAGTCCTCCGCGGCGCGCTCGTCGTAGTCCGGGTGCCCGGTGCGGCGCTCGGGGGCGATGCCGCGGGATTCCTCGGCGCTCCACACGGCGACGCCGGTGCAGTAGGCCTCGAGGCTGGCGCGTTCCACCTGGCGATCGATGGCGGTGAGCCAGGCGCTAAGGGAGTAGATGGCGACCAGGGCGGCGGCCACGGAGAGGATCTGTAGGGCACGAATGAGGGCGACGCGGATCATGGCAGGCGCTCCTGTTGCTGGCGCTGCGCTTCTACCTGGAGCACGTCGAAGCGCTCCATGGCAGCGAACGTGATCCAGGTGACGAGATAGCCAAGCAGGATCAGTGAGAGCAGGAACCTCATGCCGCGCCCTCCATCACCCCGGGCAGGCGGATGGCGCCGGCCTGGTGGGCGGCCTCCAGGCGGCTTCTCAGCTGCTCGCGAGCGGCCTCGGGGGTGGCGGCCGGCTTCTCGCCGGTGAGGATGACGAGCACGCCCCAGGGATTGCGGAATGCGGGCCACCAACCTGAACAGCCCTCGCAAGGCACGGCCTCAATCACCGTGCCGGGCAGTGCCGCGCCGTGGTGGCTCTGGCAGTAGACGCGCCAGGCGCTCACGAGCAGGGCCATGGCGAAACGACGGGGCTCGAGGTAGAGGCTCATGACGTCACCGCCTGGAGGGCGGGGCCCTCGCTCATGCTGTCGATCAGCAGGCTGTCCAAGTGATCGAGCATGGCGGTCAACTGCTGCTCGACGTGCGCCTTCGCGGTCTCGTCATCGACGAACCCCAGGCCTTCTTTCCAGAGGTTCTCCAGATCGGTCTCCATGCTTACGGCCTCAGGATCGCCATGCTCTGCGCCCACCGGCATGGTGACGATGCGGAAACCCAGGTATTGGCCGCTGCGGATCTCGCCGGTGAAGGTGTACAGATACGCCCAGTGCTGGCCGTCCAGGTTGACGTCCATCACCCGGTCGGTGACGAGCGAAATAATCAGGCGAGTGCTGGTGGGAATGCGCTTGAGGTGGTTCATGCGTAGATACTCCCTGTGTCACGGCGGCTGACGACGCGGCTGGTGCTGACCTGGGTCCGTGTCCGGGTGGGTTGGCGAACGCGCAGTGCCTCGCTGTTCGGGTTCATGGCGCCGACGATCAGCGCCAGCAGGAGCGGGGCGATCCAGCCACGGCGCAGGGCCTCGGCCACGGCGCCGGCGGCGCGCTGGGCATGCAGGTGGAAAAGCAGGGTGGCCACGGCGGCCTTCACGGTGGCGGGGCTCACACCGCGTGCTCGGGCGATCTCCTTTTGCGTGAGCCCGGCGGCCAGGCCGGCCAGCACCTGGGCCTGGGCGATGGTCGGCAGGCCGGAGTGGCGTTTGCCGGTACGGCAGCGCCAACCAGCAAACTCGAATTCCTGTGCCTCGATGGGTGTGACGATGGTGGTGGCCATGGCGGTGATCCCCGTTGAGTTGTTCTTGTGAACCAATATGAACCAAGGGTACATCATGGTCAAGTACCGAAAGTACATTTATCAGGCGCAGAGATACCACGCCTCGATGGGCGGTGGCTTACAGGATGTGTCGGTGATGGCTTACAGGCGGGGTCGGCACTTTGCTACGGCGGCCAGTGCGAGCCAGGGCCATGCTGAGGGCGTGACGCATGCCGCACGCGACCTCTGGGGTCGCCAAGGATCAACGTCGCGTCATGTTGTGCCCCTGCGCCCTGGTCATGGATGGCCGGGGCGCTTTCGTTGGGGTTCGGGTAGGGCAGATATAAAAAACCCGCCAACCGTGGCGGGTTTCTGTGGGGCGAGCCAGTTACAACTCCAGATCACCCTGATTGGCTCGCTCTAAGCGGGCCCGCTTGAGGAGCCATGGCTTTCGCTCCTGCCATTCGCGCAGGATGCGGGCCGCCTCACTTGCCTTGCGGCGTTCCAACTCATACCGCTGGTTAGCACTGCTATGCATGGTTGAGTACCTATGCTTATGCAGGCCCAGCGCGGGGGAGGGGGGCGACCGAGACGGCGTCGCCTGCGGCCTTCCAGGTTGAACGGCAACGCGTTCAAGTAGGTGTTTACAGCCTTAGGCTTCAGCACTACAGTTACCCCCGTAGGTAAGCTATCTCACCAGATCTGAAGGCCTCGCTAGACGTTGCAGCGTCCGTGATGCGGGAACCTTGAGATTCTGATTACCTCATCCACCGCACCAAGCTACTGCAGTGGTTCTAAAGGGCTCTTCCTAGCCGGGGAAGGGCCCTTCCTCGTTGTGCGCCGATGCATCTACAGCCACTCCATGAGCTTCTGCCTAAGCGCACGGCTCCAAGATAGTGTGCTTTCCGAGCCCCATCAAGTGGATAACCTGTGGATCGTTTGTGGCTATCCGTGGGGCGAAATCACAGCACAAGGCGGATGAATAGGGAGGTCTAAAACGTTAATCTCCTTTATTCGTTTTGCATGTGGATAATTCGCGTGAATCAAGATGTGGTAGCTGCCGGTTTGGTGCGGTTCAGCGGGTTTGATGCAAGCCGAATTCGACCTACGGGCCGCCATGAAACGCCGCGTCACGTCTTGCCCCGCGCACCGGTCATGGATGGCCGGGGCGCTCTCATTGGGAAGCAGGTAGGGCAAGCACGAAAAACCCGCTTTGGTGGGCGGGTTGGCGGGGCTTGCCTTTGTCGGTCAGTCGCCAAGGTAACTGGCCCAATGTTTCTCGCTGACGATGGCGAGGTCTCGGCCATCGGCGCGTAGCTCCACGGCCTTCTGGATCTTACGGCCATAGCTGGACTGGGCCCAGTCAGTGCTGCCCAGGTTGCCGATCACCACGAAGCGGGTCTTTCGCGTGGGATTGCTCTGTGTGAGGCCGCCTCGCTCCATGATCTCGGCTTCGCACTCGGCGCGGGTGCCGGTGATGAATTTGCCCGTGAGCACGAAGTGGCAGTCTTCGAACTCGATCTCCGGCGCGGGTTCGCAGAGGGGCAGGGCGGAGGACTGTCGGCTGGCGCTGGTATCTTCACCGCCTGTCAGGCTACCGCCACCGGTGTAGTCCAGCAGCAGGGCCATCAGATCGGCTTCCTCCTCTGCATCGAGGTGACCATCCTGAAGGGCGTCATTCAGCCTTTCGAAAAGCACGCTGAAAGGCCAGACGTTGAGCGACTCGGGCCGTTCCTCCAGCCAGCGGAGCAGGAATTCGGCTTCGCCCTGGTTAACAATGCCGTCAGCGAGGACGCCACGCGCCAAGCCAATCAGTTCATTGGCGTCACGATCGGCGTTACGTGCGATGACCAGGCGGCGAGTGACCGGCTGGCCGTGCGGATTGATTGATGAAGTGGACATGCATAGCTCCCTTGTTGTTGTTCCCTGGGGCTTGGGGCCCATCAAGCAGTGTGGCAAAGGGAGCTGACCGGCGCTGTAAGCGATCACCGACAGACAGGTACAAAAAACCCGCCACGGTGGGCGGGTTGGGTCTGGAAATGGGGCTCAGGCCATCCGGTGTTTTAGCTTGCGCTGGAAGTCGGCGACGTTATCGATGCTGTGAACCATGTCGTTGGCGGCATTCATCAGTCGAGCGCCGTCAGCCTTAGGCAAGCTGAAGAAGTCTGAGCACACCACGAAGGAATCGAAGTCGTGATGTTGGTGCATCAGGTGCTGCATCACGATGGTGGAGATCCTGGCTCGGTCCGGCGTATTCACACCGAACAGATAGAGCGGCCGTCGTTCCGCGCGAATATAGAAATCCACAGGGTACAGCTCTGCATCTTCGATTCCCGGCACGATGTAGTCCTCGACTACCTCTTTCTCGCCAACTGCCTCAAGAAGAATGCTGCGCAGATCGTCTCGGAAGGTTGACTCCACCCGGGTGCGCGACCATAGCCCGAGATCCTCGATGCGCGATGCTCCCTGGCCCATCGAGAAGAGACCACGCAGTAGGCCGTCGGTCGGAACCTCAAGAAACAACTCCCCGTCTTCTTCTTGAAGACCGGATTCACTGACGATCTGCTGAAAGAGATCGCCCCGTGGGCCTGACAGTAGGGTGCCCAGATCGTTCTCATAGCTGAGGCGCATCAGCGAGGTGCCCATGTCGGAGATTCGCCAGCCGCCATCGCCGCGGGACAGGTAGACTGTGTGATGGTCACCATCCCTGGCCACAAGCGGTAGAGAAACGCGGATGGAATCCTTGCGTGCAGAGACCTTCACGTCCTCACAGAACGCGGAGCAAAGCTGCTTTCTCAAGGATTCCATATCAATCGTCATGTTTGCTGTCGTCACCCCACATATCGTTGTGTACGTCTGACAATGGTCCTGTGCGGGCCGGGAAGTCTATGTGGCAGTCCTGGCAAAGGGCAAGAACTGCGCCTTGTAGATCATCGTAGCGTGCCGTGGTTTCAGCATAGTGCTCTGCTTTTCGGCCTGCTGCCATGTAGCGCTGTGTTGCATGGTGGATGTGGCACTGGTTGTAGATCTTGCCTTTACCTTCGAGCGGGTTTTCGTGGATATGATCGTTTCCATTGTAGCGGCATAGTGTCACATCCTTATGCTTGCCCTCAGGATGACAGTATCGAAGCCCGCAAGAAAAGCTCTCTTCTAAGCGAATGTTCTGACGCAGGTAGAGCACAAAGTGCAGGCCGCATGTCGACTTGACCTTGTAGTTCTTCTGCATCGAACCGCTCTGCTGCTTCCAGCGCGCACGAGGATTGGTCACCGTCTTGTGCGTGCTGAGCAGTACGGAGATTTCATCATCGGTCAGAACGAGCTGGGTCACAAAGCCTCCTTGCGTTTCATCCGCTTAATGACTTCCGCGGCGGCTGCAACGGATCAGGCCGGGTCCGGTGATGGAAATCCGGCGGTTAGTCAAACACTTCCCACCAGAACACGCGGCCGATGATGCGCAGTTCCTCCAGCTCCGGCGGGCTGACGATCTCGTCCGGGTGCTCGGCTGAGTTTTCGCTGGCGATGCGGATGCGCCCCAGGGGGAGGCGGTAAAGGTACTTCACCCGCAGCATGCCGCCGTGGTCGATGGCGTAGATCTTGCCGTCCTCGATGCGCGTGCAGCCACGGTCAATCGCGATGGGGCTGCCATCCATGATGCGCGGCTCCATTGAGTTGCCGACCAGGGTGGCGCAGGCGGCATTCATCGGGTTGACGTTCTTCTTGGCCAGCTTGGCGGTTGGGAAACGCATCGTCATGCCGTGATTCTCGATCACCTGCGTCCTGCCGATCCCGCCCTCCATCTCCACCTCGCGAAAGTACGGCAGTTCGACCTCGTCCAGCCCCGCCGGCCCCGGCTCTCCCTCGGTGATGGTGAGCGACTGGGGTTCGGTCATGGAGGGGTGGTCGTCTGTCATGTGGCCCCTGCCATACACCAGCCAGTCTTCACGAACGCCCAGCTTGGCAGCTAGGGCTACGGCCTTGTCATGACCAGGGCGTGATTCGCCATTCAGCCACTTGCTTGCGGCCTTAGGTGTAACACCTGCGACCTGAGCCAGCCATACGCCTTCGCCGCGTCCGGAAAATCCGGCGCGGGCAAGTGCTTTCCTCAAACGGGCGCTGAATTCAGCCCGTGAATCTTCAGTATGAACCATAGGTTCAACGATAGGTGAGCTTGAATGTACTTTCAGTTCCCGTCTATGATGTACCGTAAGTACATTATCTAGAGGTCCACGCTCATGAGCGCGCTGCGCTTCGCAATAGACAAAGTGGGTGGCGTCGCTGAATGCGCCCGCATTTGTGGCATCACCCCGCGAGGGGTTTACAAGTGGCTCCATCGCGATTCGCTCCCCCGGACCGAGTACACCGGCGAGACCCAGCACGCTCATCGCATGGCCTCTGCAAGCCAGGGTGCCTTCACCGCGCAGTGGCTTCTCGAAAACGCCGGGCCGACCTCTGATTCACAGCCTAGTCCTGCCTCCACCAGTCGCGCTGCGGCCGGTGAGGCGTGAACGGATATACAGGGGCCCGCCATGACCGAGACCACACCCACTGCCAACCGCGAGGCGCTGATCACCGAGACCAGCCGCCTGGCGTTCGAGATCGAGGCCGCCGAGCGTGCCGGCCGTTCCATCGAGTGCGCCCAGTTGCGCGTGCGCTTCCACACCGCCATGGCTGAACTGCTGGCGCTGACCACCTCCTGGCATCCGGAAGGACGCGCCAAGGTGGAGTGGGCCCGGCGGGATCACTTGCGCCTGGCCGAGGAATACCAGCGCGAGCTCGAGGGGCTGGCGCCGACAACAGGAGGGGAGCGTGATGTTTGAACCACTCGAAGAGCAGCAGCAGTGGGAGCTGGAAGTCAGGCTGGGGTTTCTGATTCGCCAGCTGCAGGACGCCCGCTTACATGCTGAAGACAAAGAGCAAGACGCTCGTGCGCTTCGCAAGAAGGAGGCCGAGCTGGCGGAGGAGGTGCGTAAGCATCGCCAGCAGCTCGGCCTGCCGGATGGGCCTACCGAACACCCGGCTCCTGTGACCGGTGATGATCAAGAGCCGCCTTCAGGTTCGGGCGACGGTCCATCAGGTTTTCAACCGTTTGGATCGCCTCAGGTGGGAGCGTGAGATGCGCCAGCTGCTCATTCAAGGCGGCGATCAGGGCGCTGGAGTTCAGCTTCTCAACCTCGCTGAACTTCCAGTGATGCAGTGCCATGACCCTCATGCGCAAGGCGTCTGCGTCTTTTTCCGGCCTCAGTGCTGGTCCCAGTTCGTTCTTCACCTGGTCGCAATAGTGAGCCAGCAGATACCGGCGGAAGGCGCTCATGATTGCCGTCTCGGCTTTCTGAGCTGGCATGTCATCAAGATCGCTGCGATTGCCGCCTGCTGCCTTATCCAGCAGTTGGTACCAGCGCTCGTCGTAGTCAATCGGTTTGGCCATGTCGTTGCTCCATCGGGTTGTGTGAGAACTCCCAGCGTAGCTGACGCCATTGCCTTCTGTTTTCCCGGGGGTGAAGAAGTATGAGCCTGGCCGCAATGCATTGGGCGCGTCAGTCCCTGAAAACACTGCCGGCCACCGTGAAGGCACCGGCCCGGCTGGCGCTGATGCTGCTGGCCGACTACGCCGACGAGCAGCATGCCAGCTGGCCTTCAATCACCACCATGTCCGAGGAGATGGGCTGCTCGGTGCGCAGCGTTCAGCGGGCCATCGAGCTGCTGCAAGCTCACGGCCTGGTGAGGGTGGAGATTCGCCACGCGGTCAACGGCCGGCAGATGTCGAACCGCTATCACCTGGGCGTCGATGAGCGCTTCCCGGTAGGGCGTCAATCTGACACCCCCTCTATATCTGACCAATCGGGGGAGGGTGACAACCTGACACCCCCCGAGGGTGACAAATTGACAGGGGAGGGTGACACCGGTGACAGGGGGAGGGTGTCACCGGTGTCACCCCTTGAATCTACCACTAGGACTCTACCACCAACCCCCTCTCTCACTGGCGCGGACGCGAGCGATTCGCCGGACCACTTCGGCGAGAACCTGAGCGACGACGGCCAGCCCCTGGACGACTCTGCCGACCAGACTCCACCCCTGGCCGGCCATCGTGACCGCAAGCAGCCGATGACCCTGGACTGGGAGCCGGACATGCCGACCTGGCAGCGCGCCTGCTTCGACCGCGGTTTGCCCGTGGACATTGACGTCGGTACCGCACTGATCGATTTCCGCGAGCACTTCGCCGCCCAGCCCGGGCGCTCCGCTACCCCTGCCGACTGGACCCGGCGTTTCGCCAAGTGGGTCCACCAGAACCTGCAGCGCCAGGCTGCCAAGCCCGCCCACGGAGGTGACCATGCCAACCGCCGAGACCGTACTCCAGCGCGTCGTCTCACCGCAGCAGAGGCGCGTGCACGTGACCGAGCCGCCCAGCAGCCCCACGCCGGACGCACGTTCGACGGCCAATGCTCCGGCGCTGGCTGAGCAGGACATGGACCTGGTGTTCGATGCCCTGGGCCAGCTGTTCGGCCACAAGTTCTCCAGCCAGTGGGGCAGCTATGACGCCGACGGTGCCTGGCTGGCCGAGCTCTCGCACTTGAGCCGGCGCCACCTGGAGCTGGGGATCTCTCGGCTGCGCCAGCAGGTGCGCGAGTCGGCTCGCTCCGGTGACGAGGCCTGGCCGCCCCAGCCGGTGGCCTTCGCCGCCCTGTGCGAGCCGCGCCCCGAGGACCTGGGCCTGCCGGCGGTGGCCGAAGCGTGGCGCGAGGCCGCGGGCCATGCCCACGACCCCGCCGGCCATCGCTGGCGTCACGAGGCGGTGCGCCTGGCCGGGGCTGCCGTGGGCTGGTGGGAGATCACCCATGTTCAGCCCAGCCGGGTCGAGCGCCTGGAGCGCCGCTTCGCCCGGGAGTACACGGCGCTGATCAACCGGGTGATGGCCGGCGAGGACCTGACGCCCCGCCAGCTGCTCGAGCACGACGGCAGCCGCAGTGCCGCCGAGCTGGCCGAACGCGCCGGGCGCGAAGCCGCCGCCCAGAAAGCCGAGGCCGACGGCCTGCCACATGCCATGAACGCCGACCAGGGGCTGCGTTCCCTGCGCGCGGCACTGGGGAGGAACGGATCATGACTGCCGCCATGCAACCCACCGGCAAGGAAGTCTCCCGCGAGGGCTGGGACGACGTGCGCCGCTCCGGCCGCGCCGCCCACCAGAAGCTGGCGATCCTTGCCGACCTTCGCGCCAACGGTCCCAGCACGCGTCACGAGATCTTCGAGCGTACCGGGATCCCGCTGGCCAGTGTCTGCGGCCGCTGCAATGCCCTGCTGGATGCCAGCCGCCTCGAGGTGGTCGGCACTGTGGGCAAGCCCGCCCGCCAGGTGCTCGACCTGAGCCCATCGGAGGTTGCCCAGGGCGCGACCCAGTCCCAGGAGATGCCGGCATGAACCTGCCAAAGAACGAACAACGGGCCCTGCTGGCGCTGGTGGAAGAGCACGACGAGAACCCGCGCCTCATCTCGACCCTGATCGTGATGGCCGCCTGCAATGCCCGCGCCGGCCATCAGCAGGACGCCATGCTGGTGGCGTTGGCCTCGCTCAAGCGTCAGGGCCTGGTCGACATGAAGGGTGACGCCTGGTGGCCCACGCGGGACGGCTTCCGTGCCGCCCGCATGATCAAGACGGGCACCGTGCCCGCCGCCCCGGCACCCGAGTCTCTGGAAGAGGCGCCGCCGGTACGCCCCAAGAGCCGCGACACACTGCGCACTCGCCAAGGCGCTGCCCCCAAGCCGGTGACGCGGCCTGATCCCGCCGCGCCGGCCTTCGATGATCCTGATAGCCCAGAGGAGCCGGCTGCCGACTGCCATACGCCGCTGGCGGCCGACCTGGCCATTGAGGGCGATGGGTCTGGTCAGGCGCTGCCGCCCGTTGAGTACCCGGCCACAGTGGAGCGCATCGGCCCTGGCCCGCTGGCGCCTGACCTGGTGAACCGCTGCGCGGCCATGCAGATGGCCCTGTTGGCGGATGCCCGCCGGCGCTATGAGCAGGGCGACGTTGATGCGGCCGGGGAGATCCGCTGGCTGCAGGAAACCGGCCAGCAGCTGCTCGAAGCGGGAGGCCTGTCATGCGCGTGAAGAAGCGAACCCTGAAGAGCCTGGCGCTGGTGATATTGGCCTCGCCGATCTACCTGGCGCTGCTCATCGCCTCGCTGGAGGTGCTGCGGTGATGACCACGTTGATCCACGCCGGTCTGCTGTTCGCCATTGCGGGGCTCACGATCGCCCTGGGCGTGACGCTGTTCCAGATCCACCGCGAGATCTATGGCTTCGACGAGGACAACCGGCCGTGACACAGAGCGAGACCAAGGGCGGAACGCTGGCGCGTCAGGCCGCGATGCTCTGCGAGCTTCCGGTGTTCGGGCTCTACCTCGACCAGCGCCGCCGCTGGCGCCAGGGCCTGAGCCCGGCCCAGCTGCCCGATGGCACCCACACACCCGAGGACGCCGCCGATGCCCTGCGCCAGGCGTGCGGTATCCAGAGCCGTGCCGAGCTGGATCACAACGAGCAGGCCGCGGCGATGTACCGCCGGATTGTGGCCGATCACATGCGATGGAAGAGGAGGGCGGGACTGTGACCGAAGCCAACCACCAGCTGGAAGACCAGGCATGGGCTCTGGTTGATGATGTGCGCTTCTGCGAATGGCTGGATTCCAGCATCTCGACAGCGAGGAGCAACAGCTGGCAGCACAGCCGCTATACCGCTCGGCGTTGGCTTGAGGAACAGTGCGGCATCGAGAGTCTTGGGCACCTGGCCACGGATCCTGAGGCCGCGACCGCTTTCGATCAGATCGCCCGGGCCTTCGCCCTGTGGGATCGCAACCAGGAACTGGCGCTATGACGACCTACCGCACCAAGCCCAAAACGCTGGCGCAGGCCAAGCGCAACCCGCCGCCCGGGGCGAAAGGACACAAGGCCCCGCGCAAGCGCGCCATCAACAAGGATGGCACGCCACGCAAGCGCCCGGTGGACTGGGAAGGTCAGGAACAGGCGGTACTGATCCGCTGGTTGCTGGGCGAGAAGATGCGAGGCACGCCGGTAGGGGAGTTCTACGACCATACCTACAGCGTCCCGAATGGCGGCTTGCGGGCCTGGAAGACGGCCAAGGCCATGAAAGCCCAAGGCAGCAAGTCGGGGGTCAGTGACCTGGTGACTCGTCAGGCTCGAGGTGGATGGCATGGTCTCTACCTCGAACTTAAGGCGACTCCTCCCCGGGATGCGGACCTGGCCCCGAGTCAGTTCGAGTGGCTAGAAGGCAGCGAGTACGAGGGCTATTGCCCGGCATTGGCGCTCGGTCTCGAGGAGGCAAAGAGAGTGCTCAGGGAGTATGCCAGTTGGCCCCGCACCCAGGTGGTGGGCGATCGACTGGTGCTGGAGAACGGCACCGAATGGCGAAAGGAGAGCGACGATGGCGATGGCAGCACTGGCGGTACCGACGACACCACGGACTGAGCGAGGGGGATGCGTGGCGCGAAACTATCAGCGGATGCATATCTGGGAGCTGCGCGAGCTGGCGCGGGAGCAGCACCCGGACCACGACCCGGAGGCCACCCGGGTCTTCGTCACCCGGATCCTCGACATGGAAGCCGAGCGTCGCACGCTCTACGGCGACGAACACCTGCAGGGCTATGGCGGCAGCCCCATCGCCCCGGGTTGGGCACCGGGCAGCACCGACATCGCCCGGGAGCCACTGGCCATGCTCTACGACCGAGGCATCTACACCCACGAGCAGCACGAAACGGCCCGCCGCTGGGTCGCCGCGGCTCGGCTGCCATCCCGTCAACTGCTCGCCGCGCTGATCCAGGCCCGCAAGCTCCACGGCAATGGCAACCAGTACGGTACCGGCAAGGAGTGGATCAAGAGCTACGACCAGATCGCCGGCAACCTTGGGCATTACGCTCAGCTGCTGGGCATGCCGCCTGGCTCTCCGCCTGCTCACACCTTCGACTGCATCGATGAGGAGAAGCGCACGAAAGGTAGCGTGCGTGTTCGTCGCGCACACCAGGTGATGGCATTCAGGAACGGCCAGGCGATCAAGGATGCCGCGAAGTCAGCCAAGGCCGCTTTGATCATGCTCGCGAAGCGCTAGGTTCGTGTCGTGAGTCAACCTGTAGTGGTTGAGTCTGATAGAGCTACCAGATGTTGCGCTTTCTCCACGAGTCCACTACATTATTCATAGCTTGGCGATCGACCCGCCAGGCGCCACCCAACACAACGCCCTGCCGGCCATCCGGCGGGGCGTTTCCGTTTTCAGCAGGCGGGACAGACGGTCAAGTCGCTGGGCTCATAACCCGGAGATACCTGGTTCGACTCCAGGGCCTGCTACCAGACACGTTGCCATGCGTGTTCCCCGGCCAGGGATGGCCACCCCTTTCTCGTGATGACGCCGCCACCTGGCGCCTTTGCCTTGCCCGCGACTAGCCGGGCCTTTTCTCTCTGAGGTAAGCCATGACCGCCCACACTCCCGCCCACTGGCTGGACGAGGCAGAGCTCGTTGCGTTCGAGCCCCCGGTCGATCCATCGGCTGACGACAAGGGCAATGTGGCGGCCTTCCTCGACATGCTGGCGCACGCCGAGGGAACGATTCGGTTCGGTGACCAGGATGGCTACAACGTCATCGTGGGTGGCGGACTGTTCAGTGACTACAGCGACCATCCTCGCCAGCTCATCTCTCTGCCTCGGTACGGCATCTCCAGCTCTGCGGCCGGCCGTTATCAGTTTCTGTCCCGCACCTGGGACGATCTGGCGAGGCGCTTCAACCTGCGCGACTTCAGCCCGGCCAGCCAGGACGCGGGCGCCATCCAGCTGGTCCGTCAATGCCGGGCCCTGGGCCTGATTCACGATGGCCGGATCCGCGAGGCCATCCATGCGTGCCGTCGCATCTGGGCGAGCCTGCCTGGGGCGGGCTATGGCCAGCGTGAGGTGGATACCGAGGAACTTGTCGAGGTGTATCGCAGGGCGGGCGGCCGGGTCGCCGAGGATCAACCGGGCAGGGTTTGAGCGTGACTATGTCTGAGGTACCGAAGCAGGGATCGCAACTCGACCGAATCGAGGGCTTGCTGGCGCAGGTGTTGGACCGACTGACGCGGATGGAGGAGCGCCAGAACGCACAGTCGGCCCAGATCGACAGCCACGCCATCCAGCTATCTGAGTACAGCCAGCGCATTCGTGAGCTCGAGGTTCAGTTGGCGGTGGCTGCTGCATCCGGCAAGGCGCAGACCAGGGCCCTGAATGGGCGGTGGGCTGCTGTGGGGGCTGCATCGCTGGTCATTCTCGGCGCGATAGGCGCCTTCGTCGGTAATGCCGTCATCAAGCTACTGCACATCGGGAGTTGATCATGATCCGAGTCATTGTTGCTGTTCTCGGCGCCCTGGTTATTGCCGGGTGCGCTACCTCTCAACCTGGTGAGCAATCCACCAGCCTCTCAGAGCGCGTGCTCGCACGGCAGCGCACTTACTGCACGGAAACAAGCCCGGTGACCCGAGCTGCTGCCTTGGCACTCATTCGCGCGCAGGTGCCGGGCTATCCCGCATCGGGGTTGTGCACTGACGCTGAGCAGGCCCTGGCGGCCGAGATCGCACGACAGCTCGAGGATCTGCCCGAGGGCGCGACCATAGACATCGAGCAGGCCCGCGAAGACCAGCGCCGCTTCCAGGAGCAGGGCGATGCAGATACAGATACCCAGCCGGCTCCTGACGTACAAGGCGCCGAGTGACCTAAAGACACCGTGGCTGAAAGGCCGCGGCACTCGGTGGGTAGTCGCCAAGGACTGGTGGGTCTGCATTGATGGCGTCTGGTACTGCGTTCCCAAAGGATATGTCTTCAACGGCTCGTCTATCCCCTGGTGGCTCTGGTGGCTCTTCCCGCCGACGTATGCCCCGGCATGGGAAGCAAGCTGTCTGCATGACTGGTTCTACTCCCACCTTTGGCGCCAGGTCAGCAAGACGTTTGCCGATTCCGCATTCAGGGCGGTGATGCTTTATCACGGGGCCAAGTCATGGATAGCCGACAGCTTCCACTGGGCCATCTCAAGGCATGGCAAAGGCGGATGGTAGCGAGGTGGCGCCGAACGAGATTCGTCTGGCTGCGCCGCTACTTGATAGCCCACTATCTGATAGGGCTCTGGTGGCACACGGGGAAACGATATGACAAAGCGCGAACAGTTCGCACAAGGCGCACGCCGCTCAAGTGACTCCGGATCGCTCGCCTTGGTGGCACTGCTGAGCTGGGCTGCTGCCGAGTTCGGCGGCGTCGAGCTGCCGCCAGGTATCAGCGAGACGCTGGCGGGCTACATCGTGATGATTGGTACCCGCATACGCGGGGTGCTGTGATACCTACCAAGCCACCCCGACCAATGTGCACCGGCACGACCACTGAACGCCACGGCTACTGCGAGGACCATGCGCTCCTGGCCAAGCCATGAATCGGCAGGCTAGCAGGCCGTGGGAGTTGCGGCCTGCTACGACGATGCAAACCAGCTAGGACAAGCTCTGCAGATCTTTATGGGCTCGCTGCACCTGGCAGACGGAAAGAGCAGGGGGTTAACCGGTTGACGTGCCCCTATCCCTCAGCGATAAACAGAGATCCACAACTGCCAGGAAAAAGTCATGGATCCAGTCGAGTCAGGGAAGTTGGCGTTACGCGCCTATAAGGAAGGATACATTGTCGTCTTCGATCAGAAGGATGGAATGGAAGTTAAGACGGACGATGACTTCGCCGAGGCACCGGAAGCATACGAATATTGTAGAGAGGAGCTCTTCAACCACTATGCCGACGAGCCACTCGACGATGATCCCGAAGGGAGAAGCCTGCGCCAAATAGAAGAGCCTGCAGATCTCCTGGAGGGTTTTCAGGAGTTCAGCATCGAATACATGTTTTTCAGATTGAGCGAGAAGTTTGATTCGGCAAGCCTAGAAGAGGTTCTCGCAGCCTGTAAGGCTCGATGCTTTTTTCCTCCGTGGTATGTCTTCAAGCAGGGCAAGAGGATTTACTCCTTCGGATGATCCGTAACCACCATATCAGCCCAGCTAAGTGCTGGGCTTTTTCGTATGAGAGAAGTCGATGCCTGGCAAACCACCGCGACCCTGCCGTGCGCCAATGTGCAGCGGCAAGACCACTGAACGCCAGGGCTACTGCGAGGAGCATGTGCACCTGGCTACCGGATGGCAGCGGACCCAGCAGGGCAAGAACTCGACCGAGCGTGGCTATGGCGGGCACTGGAGAAAGTTGCGGCGAGTGGTGATGCAAAGGGATGGCGGGCTGTGTCAGCCATGCCGGCAGGCAGGACGTATCACCTCGGCCAGCGCCGTCGACCACATCGTCCCCAAGGGCGAGGGCGGCACGGACAGCCACGATAACCTTCAGGCCATCTGCTCCCCCTGCCACAAGGCTAAGACTCAGCAGGAGGCCACCCGGGCCCGCCAGGGCGACACCTGAGGGGAGGGGGGAGTGCAATCCCTACAGCCTTTCAGGGGGTCGACCGCAAGCCTTCGGCAGTTTCTTACACCCGCGAAATTGAAAAATCAGGTCGGCGGGAATCGCTCGCAATCGGGAAGGTTCGCAGATGACAAGAGGTCGCAAACCAAAGCCCAGCCACCTGAAGGCGGTGCAGGGAAATGCCGGCAAGCGGGCGGTCAATCATGACGAGCCCCAGGGGGACGAGATCACCGAGGTACCGCTGCCGCCGGAGTGGCTGTCGCCGATCGGCATCGAGCTGTGGGAGAAGATCGCTCCCTGGCTGGTCAGCAGCAAGATCCTGACGATGTCGGATCTCGCCAACCTCGAGGCCTACTGTGCCGCCTACTCTCGCTGGCGCCTCGCCGAGCAGGACATCGCCAAGAACGGCATCGTCGTACCTGGCATGAACTCCGACGTGAAGAACCCGGCATGCACCGAGGCCAATGCTGCGCTCAAGCAGATGGCGATGTTCGGCAGTGCCCTGGGTCTGGATCCTTCCAGCCGCGCGCGGCTGGCCGTGCCCGGCGCCAAGGATGCCAACAATCCCTTCAAAGACCTGGTAGGCAAAAAGCGATGACACTCAATGGCCAGCTATCCCAACGTCAACGTCGCGAACAAGTACGCTCGGGACGTTGCAGCTGGCCGCATCGCGGCGTGCAAGGAGGTCCAGCAGGCCTGCCGGCGCCATCTGGAGGACGCCAAGGCAGCGAAGTCTCGGTCGTATCCGTACCGCTTCGATCGCGAGGCCGCTGAACGGGCCTGCGTCTTCATCCAGCTACTGCCCCATACGAAGGGGCGTTGGGCGCGAGAGAAGCGGCTGATCACGCTCGAGCCGTGGCAGCTGTTCATCGTCTGCGCGATCTTCGGCTGGCTGAAGAAGCGCACCGGCATGCGCCGTTTCACCGAGGCCTACATCGAGGTCGAGCGCAAGAACGGCAAGTCGGTACTGGCCGCCGCCATTGCCAACTACATGCTCGCCGCCGATGGCGAGTACGGCGCCGAGGTCTACTGCGGGGCAACCACCGAGAAGCAGGCCTGGGAAGTGTTCCGGCCCGCTCGGCTGATGCTGATGAAGTCGCCGGCGCTGGTCAGCGCCGCAGGCATCGAGATCATGGCCAAGAACGTCTCGATCCCGGAGGACGGCTCGCGCCTCGAGCCGCTGATCGGCGACCCGGGTGACGGCTCGTCGCCCAGCTGCGCCCTGGTCGACGAGTTCCACGAGCACCAGTCGCCGAGCCTCTACGACACCATGGCGACCGGCATGGGCTCCCGTGACCAGCCGTTGATGTTCATCATCACCACGGCCGGCTTCAACCTGGCGGGCCCCTGCTACGACAAGCGCCGCCAGGTGCAGCAGATGCTCGACGGCGCGCTGCCCAACGAAGAGCTGTTCGGCATCATCTACACCATCGACCAGGGCGACAGCTGGCAGGATCCGGCGGTACTGCGCAAGGCCAACCCCAACTTCGGCATCTCGGTCTCCGAGGAATTCCTGCTCAAGGCCCAGCGCGATGCCATTCGCTACCCCAGTCGACAGAACAGCTTTCTCACCAAGCACCTGAACGTCTGGGTCAGCGCCCGCAGCGCTTGGCTGAACATGGCCGAGTGGCACGCCATCGGCGATCCCTCGCTGAAGATCGAGGACTTCATCGGCCAGCCCTGCTGGATGGGCGTCGACCTGGCCAGCAAGACCGACATCGCCGCCATCGCGCTGCTGTTCCGCGACGAGGTCGAGGACAAGAACGGCCGGCTCAAGACACGCTGGACCGCCTTCGTGCGCAGCTATCTGCCAGAGGGCGCCGTCGAGAGGGCGAGTCACAACCGCGCCGCCTATGAGAGCTGGGTCAACAGCGGACACCTGATCACCACGGATGGGGAAGAGCTCGACTTCGAGGTGATCCGCGAGGACATCAAGGACCTCGCCAGCCTGTTCGAGATCCAGGAGATCGCCTACGACCCCTGGCGCGCCACCCAGCTGGCACATCAGCTGATGAGTGACGGTGCCGAGATCATCGAGTACCGCAACACCGTGCAGAACATGTCGCCGGCCATGCGCGAGATGGAGGCCGCCATCACCGGTGGCCGCTGGCGCCACCCCTGCGATCCCGTGTTGACCTGGATGGCCAGCAACGTCATCGCCAAGGCCGACGCCAAGGACAACATCTACCCGCGCAAGGAAAAGCCCGAGAACAAGATCGACGGCATCATCGCCATCCTCATGGCGTTGGGCCGCGCCATTACCGCCGAAGGCCAAGCGCCGGACGAATCCATCTACGACACCACGGACGTGACATGCTGATTCCCCTCGTCACCTTTCTCGTCGGCCTGATCGGCGCCGCCCTGGTCGCCTTCGGCGCCTGGCTGCTGGCGCCTGCCGCCGGCTACATCGTGGCCGGCGTGCTGTGCCTGGCCTGGTCGTGGCTGGCCGCCCGGGCCAGTGCACGGCAGGCCCCGCCATCCGATGAGGGTGACCGCTGATGTTCTGGCCCAACATGTTCACCAGTGCCGCCAGCGGCCAGCAGCGAAAGAGCGTCGACTGGACCGGTTGGGTCAGCTCGGTGGCCGGCCGCCAGAGCTCGGCCGGCACCATGGTCAACACCGAGACCGCGTTGGCCGTCGGTGCCCTGCGCGCCTGTGTGACCCTGCTCGCCGAGTCCGTCGCCCAGCTGCCCTGCGAGCTCTACCGCCGCGACGATAACGGCGGGCGAGCTCGAGCCGTGGATCATCCGCTGTACGACCTGATTCACAGCCAGCCCAACCGCAAGGACACCAGCTTCGAATACTACGAGCAGGGCATGGGCGCGCTGACGCTGGAAGGCAACGAGTTCTCGTTGATCGACCGCGACGGTGCTGGCTATCCGCGCGAGCTGATCCCCGTGCATCCCAAGAAGGTGCGGGTGCTCAAGGGGCCGGACGGCATGCCCTACTACCAGCTGCTCGAGCACGCCGACGAGATCGTGCCGATGCGCATGATGCACCACGTAAAGGCGTTCTCCATCGACGGTTTCGTCGGCCTCTCACCGATCGCCACCAACGCCGACGCCATCGGCCTGGCACTGGCCACCGAACAGCACGCGGCCGCCGTCTTCCAGCGCGGCACCACCATGTCCGGGGTGATCCAGCGGCCGCAGGCGGCGACGCCGATCCAGGACCAAGCCAAGGTCGATCGCCTGTTGGAGAAATTCGCCGAGCGTCACTCCGGCCTTCGCAACATGTTCAGCGTGGCCCTGTTGCAGGAGGGCATGGAGTACAAGCAGCTGGCGATGGACAACGAGAAGGCCCAGTTGCTCGAGTCGCGCAACTTCGGCGTCATCGAGGTGTGCCGGCTCTACAAGGTACCGCCGCACATGATCCAGCAGCTCGACAAGGCCACCTTCAACAACATCGAGCACCAGGGCCTGCAGTACGTCATCTACACCCTGCTGCCGTGGATCAAGCGCAAGGAGGCCGCCATGATGCGCGACCTCCTGCTGCCCGAGGAGCGCAAGAACCTCTACATCGAATTCAATGTCGGCGGCCTGCTGCGCGGCGACCAGAAGAGCCGCTATGAGGCCTACGCCCTGGGCCGCCAGTGGGGCTGGCTGTCGGTCAACGACATCCGTCGGCTGGAGAACATGCCGCCCATCGCCGGCGGCGAAAAGTACCTCACGCCGATGAACATGACCGACTCCCAGCGCCCCGGCGAAAGCCTGCACGCGACTCCCGATCAGCTCCAGGCCATCCAGGAGATCCTTCAATGAGCCACGCCATGATCAACTACCCGCATATCGCCTCGATGGTGTTCAACACCCCGCTGTATGCGACGCCGACCCTGGTGCAGGCCGTGCGCTCCGTGCTCGAGCCACGCCTGCTGGGCCGCACTCACGACCTGCCGCAGAGCCTCGGCCTGGGCGGTGATGAAGAGCGCGAGATGCAACGCCTGCAGGTGGTGGGGCGGCTCGCCATCATCTCGGTGCATGGCGTGCTGGTCGCCCGCCGGGGGCAGATCAACGACGCCTGCGAGGAGATCCTCAGCTACGAGCGCCTGCGTGGGCAGATCACAGCAGCCCTCAACCACGAGATGGTCGAGGAGATCGTGCTCGACTTCCACACCGGTGGCGGCCAGGCCATGGGCTGCAAGGAACTCGGCGACTTCATTCGAGCCAGCACCGCCATCAAGCCGATCACCGCCCTGGTCAACTTCGCCGCCTACTCGGCCGGCTACTTCCTGGCCGCGGCCTGTAGCCGGATCATCGCCAGCCCCACCGCAGGCGTCGGCTCCATCGGCGTGATCATCGAGACCTACGAGATCAGCCGCATGGAAGAGGAGATGGGCATCACCTTCAACACCTTCTTCCGCGGCGATCACAAGAACAACCTCTCGCCCCACGAGCCGATCACCGACCAGGCCATCCAGGAGATCAACATCAAGCTCGACGACGCCTATGCCACCTTCACCGAATCCGTGGCCAGTTACCGCGGGCTCTCGGTCAACGACGTGATGGCCACCGAGGCCCGGCTATACACCGCCAAAGATGCCCTGGCCGCCAGGCTGATCGACGACATCGCCCCGGCGCAGGACGCCCTCGACGCCATCGCCCAGGCCTATACCAGCCAGAGCCCGCCATCGGGCCCCCGAAACAGCCGGCGCATTCAGGCCCAGGCCCGAGCGCTGGACACCAGCTGTCGGCTCTAGCCACGCGGCGGAGCGACACCCCAGGCGGCCACGGCCGCCTTTTTCGTGCCCAACCGAAAGAGGTTCTACCATGAAGTCCATCGAAGAACTCCGCCGCCAGCGCGCCGAGGTGAATGCCCAGGTGCAGGAACTGGCGCAACTGGAGACCGAGAACGGCGAGCTCACCGCCGAGCAGCTCGAGCAGTTCGAGCAGCTCGCCGGCCAGTTCGACAAGATCACCGAGCAGCTGACCCGTGCCGAGAACGTGGAGCGCATGAACGCCACCGCCTCCACCCCGGTCGAGAACTACGGCAACCGCTCTCCGGCGGTGCACACCAAGCCCGAGCTCAAGCAATACACCGGGGCCAAGGTCGCGCGCATGGCCATGGCCGTTGCCGCCGGCAAGGGTGACCTGCAGCTGGCGGCCAAGTTTGCCACCAGCGAGATCGGCGATGCGGATGTCTCCATGGCCATCGAGACCAGTGCCGGCTCCGGCGGCTCGCTGATCCCGCAGAACATGCACGATGAGGTCATCGAGCTGCTGCGTCCGCGCACCGTGGTCCGCGGCCTCGGCGCCCAGACCATGCCGCTGCCCAACGGTAACCTCAGCATCCCGCGCATGGCCTCCGGTGCGACCTCCAGCTATGTCGGTGAGGGCGCCGACGTGCTGGCCTCCGAAGGCAGCACCGACGACGTCGCGCTGCAGGCCAAGACCATGATCACCCTGGTGCCGTTCTCCAACCAGCTGATCGGTCGCGCCGGGTTCAACGTCGAGCAGCTGTTCCTCAACGACATGATCGCCTCCATGGCGGTGCGCGAGGATAAGGCCTTCCTGCGTGACGACGGCACCACCGACACTCCCACCGGCTTCGCCAAGATCTGTGCCGATGAAGGCCGGCTGGTGCCGTGGAACAGCGCTGATGCAAGCGACATGGCGGCCATCGACGCCTATCTCGATACCCTGATTCTGACCCTGATGGAGAGCGACAGCCTGCTGCTCCAGCCGGGTTGGGCGCTCTCGCCGCGCACCTACATGAAGCTGTTCGGCCTGCGCGACGGCAACGGCAACAAGGTGTATCCGGAGATGGCCCAGGGCGAGCTCAAGGGCTGGCCGATCAAGCACACCACCACCATCCCCACCAACCTCGACACCTCGGGCGATCTCGACAACGACGAGACCGAGATCTTCTTCGCCGACTGGAACGACGTGGTCATCGGTGAGAGCGACATGATGACCATCGACTTCAGCCGCGAGGCCACCTACAAGGACGCCAGCGACAACCTGGTCAGCGCCTTTTCGCGCAACCAGTCGCTGCTGCGTGTCGTGAAGGAGCACGACGTGGCCTTCCGCCATCCCGAAGGCCTGGTGCTGGGTACCGAGGTGCCCTGGTAAGCCACCCACCCGGCGCGCCTCCGGCGACGCCACCTTGATGCCGGCCGCCTGAGTGCGGCCGGTATCGTATCCGGATCCCATTCCCGAAAGGAGCCAGACCATGGCCACCGCCAAGAAAACCAAGCGCGAGCTCGTCTCGATGACCTTCCGCAAGCCCTGGGGCCGCTACACCAAGGGCGACCGCGCCGGCTTCGAGCCCGACCGCGCCAAGCAGCTCGAGGAGCGCAAGCTCGCGGTGCGCAGCGCCCAGGCCAAGGACGTCGAGCAATCGGCCGAGACCAAGCAGGCCAGCACTAAGGGCACCGAAGGCGCCGACAAGACCTGACCCCGTTGCCGCCCACCCGGGCGGCAACCCGAACACTGACCGAGCGCGCCTATGATCACACTCGCCGAGGCCAAGCTGCACCTGCGCCTGATCACTGACCTCACCGACGCGGACAGCTACACCGCCGAGGATGCTCACATCCAGGGGCTGATCAGCGCCGCCTATCGCCATGCGGAAGCGGTGACCCGCACCACGCTGGAGAGGCGCTCCAAGACGCTGGTGCTGGATGGCTTCCCGGCCGGCAGCCAGGCGATCGAACTGCCCTGGACGCCCGTCGAGGCCGTCGAGTCACTTGAGTATGTCGATCCGGATGGCATCGAGCAGTCACTGGCTGCCGAGACCCTGCGCCTCGATACCCGGCCGATCTATCCCCGGCTGGCGCCGCAGTGGGGCAGCCTGTGGCCCGCCACCACGGACGAACCCGAGTGCGTGTCGATCACCGCTACCGCTGGCGCTGCAGAACTGCCGGCGGACATCCGGGCCGCGCTGCTGTTGCTCGTGGGTCACTTCTACGAGAACCGCGAGGCGGTCGTCATCGGCACTATCAGCAGCGCGATTCCCTTTAGCGTCGAGACGCTGCTGGCGCCCTACGTTATCCACTCGGTGGGCTGAGCCATGCGCATTGGTCGTCTCAACCATCTGGTTAGGATCCTCGCTGCCCGCCATGGCCACCCGCCCAGCTGGCCCGTGGCTGGCCAGGCGTGGGCCGAGTTTGTCGAGCCGAAGAGTGCCGGGCGTACCGAGCAAGTCGGCATCCGCGCGCCGGGCAGCACCCTGGTACGCATGCGCCCGCGTGCCGGCCTGCAAGTGGGCCAGCTGATCGAGCGGGGCGACGGCGCGCTGTTCATCATCGAGGCCATCGACCCGGCCCGCACGGTGGTGGAGATCGCCGCGCGTCGCCTGCAAGGCGTGGCGGCCAGTTATGTGCCGTTCGCCACCGGCATCGGCTACGCCATCGAGGCCTTCCTGCTGCGCGAGAATGTCTTCACCGGCCAGGCCAACGAGCCGCGCCACCTGGTGGAGGTGATCCAGCCGCAGCTGACCTGGCCCTGGGCGGAGCCCGGCGACCTGATCCAGATCGCTGGCCTCAGCCTCGAGGTGGTCGGCCAGGTCGAGGGCACCGACGACGGCATCACCGTGCAGCTGTTCACCATTCCGGGCTGAACGTAGGAGATAAGCCATGGCCCGCAAGCGCGGCGCGAACAGCAAGCTGCCCAAGGGCGTGGTGGTCAGCGGGCTCAGCGAGAGCAAGAAGGCCTTCCAGGCGCTGCCGGCCGCCACCCGCCGGGCCATTGCCGGGGCGGTGAACGAGCAGGCCGGCGAGACCCGCACCGCCCTGGTCGGCCGCATCAGCCAGGATGGCGGCGTCAAGAAGGGTGAGGTCGCCAAGCGCATCTATATCAGCAAGGCCAAGGCCAGCGAGAAGCCCTTCGCCGAGCTCAAGCTCAGCCGCCGCCCGGTGCGCTTCAAGCACTGGCAGTACGAGACCCGCCAGACCGATGGCACCGGCACCCGGTCCAGCATCTGGATTCGCAAGGGTGGCACCCGCATGCGCGTGTGGGGCTTCGTCAACCCCAAGGGCCGGGGTGTGCCGCTCACCCGGTACCGCAAGGGCAACAAGGATCGCGTCCGCCGCGCCGCCGGCTGGGGCCTCAAGAACCACTGGAATCACCAGGTGAATGACCAGCTGCGTAGCGAGATCGCCACCGGCGTGGATGGCAAGTTCCTCAACCGCTTCAACAAGGAGTGGGCCAAGTGAGTACCCCCAAGAGCACCCAGGTGGTCGCCAAGCTGCTCGAGCGCCTCGCGGCGATCAGCACCGCCAACGGCTACTTCACCGACCTGGCCCACATCGAGAGCGACGCGCCGCAGGTCGACATCCAGCACGACACCAGTCTGCCGGTGCTGCACCTGCGCAACCTCGAGAACGCCATCACCAGCGTGGTGGCCGGCGGCGCGCGCAGCGAGCAGCGCACCCTGCAGATCGACGCCTACCTCAAGGGTGGCGCCGGCGCCCGTCAGCGGCAGGATGCCCTGCTCGATGACCTCTACCGGGCCCTGTACACCGGCGAGAAGATCAAGCTCGACCGCCTCGCGGTGGAGATCTCCACGGGCGTTGCCGCCCTCGACGATGCCGACCTGGGCAGTCGCATCGTGCCCATCTACTTGCCCGTCACCATCACCTACACCAGCGAGAGGTAACACGCCATGCCTGGCTACAACGATACCGGCCTGATCGTCGCCGGCGACGTCTTCATGGGCGAGGTCGACTCGGACGGCAACGTCGGCGCACTGCGCGGCCCCATCAACGTGCCGTCGCTTGCCATCACCCCCAACACCGTCGAGACCATCGAACGGCAGAGCTACAAGAAGGCCACCTACGGCCAGACGCTCGACGCCGTGAACCTGCCCAACGAGGCGGCCAACCTCACCATCCAGTTCGACTCGCTCCCCGCGATCCAGCTGGCCGAGGCCCTGGCCGGCAAGACAGTGGCCATCGACGACGCCGCCGACACCATCACCGGTGAGGCCCACACCCTGGAAGAAGGGCTGTGGATCAAGCTCGCCCACTCCAACCTGGCCGAGAACTCGGTCACCGTGACCGCCACCACCGGCAGCACCGACGTGACCGCCGACTGCACCATCGATCACGCCGCCGGCCTGGTGCGAGCCAATACCACGGCCGCCGCCGTCGACGTCACCATCGACTACGACACCGACGCCACCACCGGCACCCGCGTGCTCGGTGCCAGCGAGATCTCCAAGCCGCGCTTCGTGATGGTCGAGGGCATCAACCTGGCCACCAACAAGCGGGTGCGCGTCGAGATCGACCGCGTGGTGCTCAGCTCCGACCAGGCCACCGAGCTGATGGGCCGCGAGTTCATCAACGGCCAGCTCACCGGTTCGCTGGTCACCCTGGAAGGCAAGCAGAGCCCGTACACCATGGACATGTACGACTGAGCCCTTCACTGACCGACGTGCTGGCTGACAGGGACGTCAGCTTCCGCCCACAACACGTGTAAGCCATCACCGACAGGAGCCTTACCCCCATGCCTGATACACAAGCCCAGCCCGCCGACCTCGTGCAGGTCACCCTCAAGAAGCCGCACACCCATGGCGGCAAGGACTACCAGGAAGGCGACCAGATCAAGGTCCGCCGTGACCAGGTGGAACGCCTGAAGAATCACCACAAGGTGTGATGCCACCCCGGCCCTGCCGAGTGGCGGGGCTGGGTTACCCGTTGTAACCTGCTCTCAGGGATCGAGAGGAGGGGTTATGGCGGAACAGATGCGGCAGGGATTCTGCCGGGAGTGCAACAAGTACACGTTGGTGAAGCGGCGGGGAGTGAACCACATCCTTCACCTGCTGTTATCCATCTTCACCCTGAGCCTCTGGGTAGTGGTGTGGGTCTTCCTGACCCTGTTTCATGTCGGCGGCTGGCGATGCCAGGCGTGTGGCAGTGATCAGATCAAGGACACCGGGGAGATGCTCAGCCTGCGCGGCTGGATCATCATCGTGTTCATGGCGGGGTTTGTTCTGCCGTTGATGATTGTCATGGCTGGCGGTGATTCTGGCGTTTCATCGATGGAGTCGATCACGGGCATTCTGGTCTGGGTGCCGGTGCTGTCGATCCCTGTGCTGATCGTGATGGCGGTACAGCACCGCAACCGCAAGCAGGAGCGAGCCCAGTCGAACCGAGCGGAGGTGCCGCAATCGATGCCGGCCGCACCTGATACCGTGTATCGGCCTGGTGACTCGCCACAGGCTCAACCTGAGTCAGCGCCACCGGCTGGCATGATCGTCAGCGAAGAGACCTACGAACGCGCCGAGACAGACCAGGACGCCGCCGCTGAGTTCCGGCGACGCATGCAGCAACGCGATCCCTAGCGTTACCCACACGATTACCTGAGCCCCGCCATCGAGCGGGGCTTTTCTTTGCCTGCACGGTGACCCATGGCCCAGAACCAGAACGACATCCAGTTGCGCATCAGTGCCGCGGTCGATGGCCTGCAGGACATCGGCAAGCTGCTCGGTGAACTCGACGAGGTGGGGGCGGATACCACCGCGGCCTCCGCCGATGTCGAGAAGCTCAATGAGGCGATGACCTCGCTGAGCCAGCAGCGCAAGCTGATCGATGCCCTGGAGCAGACGCGCGGCAAGGTCAGTGAAGCCGAGCAGGCCATGAACGAGGCGGTGGGCGAGGCCGAGCGGCTGAAGTCCGCCTACGACGATAGCGCCGAGGGCGTGGAGGCCCAGCGCCGGGCTGCTCAGCAGGCTGCCGAGCAGGCCGAGGTGGCCAGCCAGGCGTATCAGGAGCAGCGCCGGGAACTGCAGGCTCTGCAGACTCAGTACAAGGGCGTGCAGGAGAGCACCACCGGCGCTCGCCAGGCATGGCGCGATGCCGCCCAGCGAGTGCAGGATCTCGAGCAGGCCATCGAGGCCAGCGGCGGGGCCACCGAGGAACAGACCCGCCAGCTCAACGAGGCGCGTGGCGCCGCCGACCAGGCTCGCCAGAGCTACGAGCAGCAGGCCGGCACCCTCGGCAACCTGCGCGATGAACTCACCCAGCAGCGCACCGCCGTGAATGGCGCGAAAGAGAGCTGGGAGGACTACCGCGACGAAAGCCGCGACCTCAACAAGGATCTCAAGGAAAGCGAGAAGGCCTTCGCTCGCCAGGGCAAGGAGCTGGACCGCGCCGAACAGGCCGCCGACAAGGCGAGCACCAGCTTCCAGCGGCAGGGCAAGGCGCTCGACGAGCTGAGCACCGATGCCAAGGAAGCCGGCGTCGACGTCGATAACCTCGCCGACGAACAGCAGCGGCTCGATGTGGAATCGCAGCAGCTCGAGGGCTCGGTCGATCAGCTCAAGAATGGCCTGCGCGAGTATCGCCAGCAGGTCGACCAGACCGACGGCAGCCTGAAGAAGTTCGGCAAGTCGCTGGCCGGAGGGGCCGTCAGCTTCGCCAAGTGGGCGGCGGCCGGGGCCGCTGCCGGTGCGGCACTCTCGGTGGGCCTGCTGACCCGCTACACCGCCGCCCAGGCCGACGCCGCCCAGCAGATCGACAACACCAGCGAGTCAATCGGCGTGAATGCCCAGCGCCTCCAGGAGCTGCAGTACGCCTTCAGCCGGGTGGGCATCGATGCCGACAAGACCGGCGACCTGCTCAAGGACGTGGCCGATAAGATCGGCGACGCCTACACCAACGGCGGCGGCGAGGCGAAGGATGCCATCGATGCCCTGGGACTGAGCCTCGATACGCTGATCGGCATGTCGCCGGATGAGCAGCTGCTGGCCATCGCCAACGCCCTGGACAGCATGCCGCCGGCCAGCCAGGTCAACATCATGGAGAGCCTGGCCAACGACGCCAGCCTGCTGCTGCCCCTGCTGCGTGACAACGCCGCCGGCCTGCGCGAGCTGACCGACGAGGCCAATCAGCTCGGGGCCATCATGTCCCCCGAGGACATCGAGAACCTCAAGGCCACCAACGAGGCCCTCGATCGCCTGCAGGGCCGTCTGCAGGGGGTGCGTAACCGCCTGATCGGTGAGGTCTCTCCGGCGGTCAACGACCTGGCGGACAGCTTCGACGACCTGCTCGAGGACAACCCCGGGCTGATCGATGACATGGCCCAGGTGTTCCGTGGGCTGATCACCACCACCCAGCGTTGGATGGAGTACGTCATCTCCAACAGCGAGAAGGTGGGCAGCTCGCTGCAGACGCTGATCGACACCGCCCAGTTCCTGGGCAACAGCTTCGTGGCCGCCTTCCGCGGTATCCAGGCGGCGGCGGCTGGGGTGCTCACCGTCATTGGTGGCGCAGTGGCCGGGGTGATGAGTGCGATTGAAGGCGTGATGATGGGCCTCAATCGCCTCGGCATCGTCAGCGATGAAGCGATGCAGCGCATGCAGGCCCGCGCCCAGGCCGCCCGCGACACGGTGGCCGACCTCGGGCGGCAAACACTGGAATACGGGAGCCAGGCCATCCAAGCGGGTTCTGATGCCGTGGGCGCCTTCGACAACAGCGGCAAGGCGGCCAAGCGCGCGGCGGAAGAGACGAAGAAGGCCGCCGAGGTACAGAAGGAAGTCGGCGCCACCGCCGTGGCCTCGGCGATCAACATCGCCAAGGCGACCGCCGACAACGCCCAGCGCCAGAAGGAGCTGCGAGAAGAGGTCAAGGCCACCGAGCTGGAGCTGGCCCGCTACCAGACCATCATGGCGAACGATCCCTCGCCCGAGGTGGCCGAGAAGGTTCGCCAGTATGAGATGCGGCTCTCCGCGCTCAAGGTCGAGCTACAGGACGTAACCCGCGCGGCAGACAGCAACACCAAGGCCATGCAGGCCGCCGCCGAGGCCATCGGCCTGACGCTCGATGAGCTGCGCACCGGCATCAGCGACAGCGCTGCCGAGGCCATCGAGGGCTTCGAGACCCTGGCGCGTTCCGGCGAGCTCACCGGCGAGCAGCTGCAGGACGCCTTCCAGGCCACCTGGGAGAACCTCGACAGCCCCGAGGCGCGCGAGGCCTTCCTCGACAACCTGCGCGAGATGGTCGATGACGGCGTTGAGGGCGCCGGCCAGTGGCTCGCTGCCTGGCGGGCTGCCTTCGATGGCCTGGAGGAGGGCAGCGACGGCGCCGTCGATGCCCTGAAGAAGGTCAAGGACGCCGCCAAGGAGGCCGCGGACGAGCAGGAGGAGAACGCCGAGGCCGGCAAAAAGCTGAGCCTGAGCCTGGCGCAGATCCAGGGCGCGGCCAACCGTGCCGCCGGCGGGGTGCGCGCCGCCTGGCAGGCCCTGGCGAATCAGGCCCGGGAGGCAGCCGCCGCGGAGAGCCGCGCGGCGGACAGCAGCCGCGACCACGCCAGCGCCGTGGACGAGCAGACCCGCGCCATGCAGCGCGCCGAGCAGGCCAGCTCCAGCCTCAACCAGTCGTTGGAAGCCAACATCGCCAGCATGCAGGAGCAGCTCGCCCAACTGGAAGGCGACCAGTCCCGCGTGCAGGAGCTGCAGTACGACCGCCAGCGCCTCGAACTGCAGCAACAGCTGACCGAGGCCCGCGAGGCCGGCGACGCCGAGGCCCAGCGCAGCGCCCGCGAAGCCATGCGTCTGGCCGACGAGATCCACCACAAGCGCCTGGCCAACATCCGCAAGGAAGCCCAGGAGCGTGAACGCCAGGCCGTGGACCAGACCCGCGAGGAACAGCGCCGGGCGACCGCCACTGCCGCCACGCCGAGCACGGCGGCCAATCAGCCGGCCGCCCCGGCCCAGAGCACCCAGCGCGTCGAGATCGCCATCAAGAGTGACACCGGCACCGCCACCGTTTACGCCGACAGCCAGAGCGAGGCTGATCGCTTCCTCGAGGCGCTGGGGCGCGACGCCAAGCGTGTGCATTGACCGCCTGTCCTCAAGACAGTCCTGAAGAGAGCCCCGATGATCACACTCACCCATGCCGGCACCGCCATCGCGCTGCCGGAAGATCTCGCCTGGCCGGACGAGTTCGACTGGAGCCCGGTGGCCGCCGCCGAACAGCGCACCCTCACCGGCGCGCTGATCATCCACCACAGCACCCGCCAGAGCGGCCGCCCGATCACCCTGGCCAGCGAGGGCGCCTCCTGGTTCCCGCGGGCCCAGGTGCTGGCCCTGCAGGCCATCCACCAGATGGATGCCACCGCCGTGGCCGTCGGCCAGCCGGTGGCGCCCATGACGCTGGACGTGCACGGCCGCGTGTTCTCGGTGACCTGGCGCCGCGGCGGCAATGCCCAGCCGCTGGAGGCGCTGCCCGTCTACCGCCTGGCCGACCCGGACGGCACCCATCCCTATCTGATCACGCTCCGGCTCCAGGAGATCTAACCCCATGCCGATCCTGCAAGGCGACATCAAGCTGCTCAAGTCGGAACGCATGACCGACAACACCGACGGCGGCGGGCGCATCACCGGCAACGAGATCGTCGACGGCCTCAGCAACGAGATCTTCAACGATGTCTCCGACCTGGACCGCGTCTACGGCCGTACCAGCTTGCGCAAGGTGTTCGGCGCCGTGGAGACCGACGACACCGACTACTACTTCGGCGCCCACGTGATCATCGACCAGGCCCCGGCGGACGACAACGTCAGCGTGCTCGCGTTCTCCACCGGCAGCCCGGTGGACGAACGCGGCGAGGCACGCGACCGGGTGGAGGGCTACGTGGTGAGCGGGCCCCTCACGCGCATGCGCCTCTACGGCGACCAGCTCCCCGGCCAGCGCTCGATCCTCGCCTACCAGCGCGTGGGCGAGACCCCGCCGGACATCGGCGACGTGCTGCTGCTGGCCACCGAGAGTGGCGCCTTCAACGGCGAGAGCCAGTACGTGCGCGTCACCGAGATCGACTCCCAGGACCTCACCTTCACCGACGGCGCCGGCGACTTCGTGCGCCAGGTGCTGACCATCGGCATCTCCACCGAGCTGCTGCTGCGCTTCTACGGCCACGAGCCGCAGCGCACCACCGGCACCCAGCCCGATACCCGCCTGCGCAGCACCCTGGTGGCGGATGCCGCGCGCTACTACGGCATCAGCCGGGCGGCCATGGCGGCCAGCCTGGGCAGCAACACCATCACCGTGGAGAGCGTCTACCAGGCCATCGTGCCCAGCACCCAGACCGAGACCCCGGTGGTCGACGTGCAGATCGGCGGGGAAACGGCGGTGACGGTGACCAGCGGCGGCATCGATCACGAGATCCCCCAGGTCGCCGAGACCGACCGCATCGCCATCCAGGTCAACAACCGCGGCTTCAACTACACCCGCAACCTGCAGCCGCTGCCGGCCCCCGGCACCGTGGTGGTGGAGTACCGCGCCCTGGGCCGCTGGTACACCCTGCGCGACGAGGAGGGCAACGGCGAGCTGACCGGCGCCGGTACCGGGCAGATCAACTACGCCACCGGCTCGGTGATCGTCACCCTGCAGGCGCTGCCCGATGCCGACACCTCGCTGCTGTTCTTCTGGGGCACGCCGGTGCACTACGTCGACCGCGCCGGCTACCAGGTGCCGTTCCCCACGCCCTCGCTGACCTTCGAGCTCGACCACGGCGGCATCGTGCCCCAGAGCGTGGTGGTCAAGTGGATGAGCGACGAAGTGGAGGTGCAGGCCACCGACGACGGCATGGGCACGCTCAGCGGCTCGGCGACGGGGCGCATGATCTACGGCTGGCAGGACGTCGACGCCGGCGACCGCCCCGGCCAGGTGTGGGTCGAGTTCAACGACGGCTTCTGGCCGGATGCCAACTCCCTGGTGGTGGTGGAGTACGAATACGGCGCGAGCCAGACCGCGACCTTCAACCCCAGCAAGGACGGCAGCGGCTTCGTGCAGCTGCAGCTGCCCAACGCGCCGATCAAGCCCGGCTCGGTCAGCTTCGAGTGGAGCGTGACGCGAAAGGACGTCACGGTCAGCGGAAGCACCGAGGTATACAGCCAGCTGATGGGCGGGGGCAGTGCCACCTACGAGGAACGCCGCGACGACAGCAGCACGGTTTCCTATCGCGCCTATGACGACGGCATGGGCGGCATCCAGGCCTTCGACGGCACGGTGAACTACGAGAACGGCCTGGTCACCCTCAAGGTCGAGGCGGTCAACGAGGTCAACGAATGGCGGCGCGACAGCGCCAGTGGCGCTACCTGGGAGTCCACCACGCTGACCGATGCGTTCGCCGACGGCGCCGCCGTGATCGCCCGCTGGCAGCCGCAGATCATCGCCAGCACCTCGGGCAGCGTGCAGCGCAACCCCAACCCGCTGACGGTCTCGCTGCTGCCGCTGATCCAGGACATGGTGGTGCCGGACACCCTGCGCTTCACCTTCCGCGGTGCCACCTACGAGGACCGCTCCGGCTCGCTCTACCGCGATGTCGACCCGGCCACCGGCGCCGGGCTGCTCAGCGGCTCCATTGACTACGACCGCGCCGAGGTGGTCCTCGAGGACTGGGGCTCGAGCGGCAGCAACCAGATCAGTATCACCAGCCTGGTCACGGTGTTCGGCCGCTGGACGGTGTTCGACGTGTTCTTCCGCACCCCGGGCGCACCCATCCAGGTGGGCGGCCTGACCCTGCTGGCCACCACCGCCGACGGCGCGCTGCTCAACGGCCAGGCCAACTTCCAGGGGGTGATCGAGGGCGCGAACGTCGAGGGCGAGATCGATTACCAGACCGGCGTGGCCAGCGCGAGCTTCGGCGAGCTGGTCGACGACAGCACCCTGACCCCCGAGGAGAAGCAGGAGGACTGGTACGACCCGGCCAACGTCGAGGGCGGCATGATCTGGAAGCCCCGCGCGGTGCTGCCCAGCGCCTGCCGCTTCAACGCGGTGATTCTCTCCTCGCTGCCGCTGGATGCCGAGCTGCTGGGCCTCGACCCGGTGCGCCTGCCGCCGGATGGCCGCGTGCCGATCTTCCGGCCGGCCAACGTGGCGGTGGTGCACAACACCCAGAAGACCCCCTGGCCGCTGGGCACCGCTGCAGGCGACAGCCTCGACGTCGGCCGCACACGCCTGGCGCTGCTGCACATCGAGGACTTCGAGGGCACCCGAATGCCACCCGCCGACTACGTGGCGGACCTCGACGCCGGCACCATCACCCTGGATGCCGCGGCGGATCTCTCGGGCTATGTGGAGCCACTCTACGCCGTGCACCGCATCGAGGACCTGGTGCTGATCGGTGACGTGCAGATCGGCGGCGAGCTGACCCTGGTCGGCCAGCTGAGCCACGACTATCCCGTCGACGGCACCTACGTGAGCAGTGCGCTGATCGCCGGTGACCTGCAGGCGCGCTGGACCAACCTGTTCGACCAGAGCACCTGGACCAACACCTGGTCGGACGAGCTGATCGGCAGTGAGACCAGCGCCGAGTACAACGCCGCCATCTACCCGCTCACCGTGACCAACCGCGGCACCATCACCGAGCGCTGGGCGCTGCGCTTCACCAGCACCAGTGGCGGCAACATCATCGGTGAGTCGGTCGGCCAGATCGGTACCTTCTCGATCAACAGCGAGACCACGCCCAACAACCCCAACACCGGCGTGCCCTATTTCCGCATCCCTGCCGGTGGCTGGGGCAGCGGCTGGAGCGCCGGTAACGTGCTGCGCTTCAACACCATCGGCGCCAACACGCCGATCTGGCTGGCCCGCACGGTGCTCCAGGGCCCCGCCGAGGCCAGCAACTTCCAGTTCCGCCTGCAGGTGCGCGGTAACGTCGACGCCCAGCCGTCCTGATAGCCCGTCCAGACAGCCCCCGATAGGAGCAGAGCAACATGCCATTCCCCGTAAAGTGGTTCTCCAGCGACATGGGCGGCGCGCCGGTTCTGGGCGACACCGCCGCCGGCGACTTCATCGCCCTGGTCAAGGCCTGCCTGGTCACAGGATTTAATGTGACCCCGATTGCCTCGATGACCTACGACAGCGAGACCGACCGCGCCACCGTGGCCGTGGGCAGCGACCATGGTTTCAAGGTGGGGCAGGTGGTCGATGTCAGCGGTGCTGACCAGGCCGCCTACAACGGCGAGCACCGCGTCACTGCCGTCACCGCCACCCAGTTCCTCTTCAAGCCGCCCTATGCCCCGGCGGCCACCACCGCCACCGGCGCCACGCTGGAGGCCAAGGCCGCCCCGGTGGGCGGATGGACCATCGAGGCCGAGGACGCCACCAACCACAAGATCGCGCTGAGCCGCACGGCGGCCGACGCCACCGACCATGTCGTCGTGATCGAGAACAACGGCAACCAGGGCAACTACTCGGCGGGTAACGAGTTCGTCGCCCGGGTGCGGGTGTGCGAGAGCTTCACCGACTTCGCCACCTATGACCAGGCCATGGAGCAGTTCTGGCCCGCCAGCCATCGCTACGCCACGGCCGAGTGGCTGCTGGTCGCCGATGGCCACGCCCTCTACTGGCTCAACCGCTACGCCTCCGCCGGCAAGCGCAGCGCCGTGATGCTGGGCGACATCGAGAGCGTCCGCCCGGGTGACGCCGCCCACTGCGTGCTGACCGGCATCGAGAGCAGCACCGGTGCCGAGTGGGATGCCAGCGAGAGCTACTACGCCGACTTCGCCACCCTGGGCAGCAGCGACTACCGCGCCATCGCCCGCGGCTACCAACAGCTGCCCGGCGAGGTGCCCTGGCAGCTCTACGGCATCGGCACGCGCCTGGGCGACGGCGTGATCGCCTACCCCAACCCCGCCACCAACGGATTCTACGTGGCCACCGGTAAGCTGATGGTGGTGGAGCAGGGCAGCCTGCGCGGCTTCCTGCCCGGCCTGCTGCAGCCGCTGCACACCTCTAGCGTCTACCACGGCGCGGTGGTCGACAACCTGCCGGATCTCGAAGGCGTGCCGGTGCTGTTCTGGCTGGCCATGGATTCGCGGGCCTACAACGGCACCGAGCGGCTGATGGCCTGGCGGCTGGATGAATGGTTACCGGAGGTGGGCGCATGACACTGATCGCCCGCTATAAGCTCGACGGCAACGCCCGCGACAGCGCGGGCACCGCCCACGGCACCGCGGTGGACGTGACCTGGGCGCCCAGCCAACTGGTCGATGGGGGAGGGGAGGCGCGCCTCAACGGTACCACCAGCCGCATCGACACCGCCATCCAGTTCAGCAGCGAGACCGCCGTATCGCTGCCCGTTTGGTTCCGACCAGGCCCTGGAGCCGGGCACCTGATCGGCCAGCACGACGGCACCAATGGCCTGGCCATCGAGCAGACCGAGACCGGCAAGATCCGCCTGGTGGTGGGCGGCACGGCCAGCACGGAGGTGACCGTCTACCCCGGCGAGTACCACCACGCCGTGGCGGTGTATGACGCCGCCGAGGCGACCCTCTACCTGGACAATGAAGCCGTGGCCACGGTAACGGCCACCGTCACCTGGCCGGCGGTGCCGGTGACCCTCGGCGCTAGGGCGGACAGCAGCGCGGCACTCGCGTGCGATGTGGTGGATGTGGGGGTATACGACTCAAAAGAGATCCCGATTACAGTCCCGACTGACGGTCTCACCATTAGGTACACAATGGATGACGTCACCGGCAGTACGCTGGTGGCCGAAACGGGTGATTACAATGGGACGATAAGTGGGGCGGCGCAGGAGCCAGGGATAAAAGGCCAAGCTCTGGCTTTTAATAAAAGCAACAATGACCATGTTTATGTTCAGATAGAAAACAGCATTAGATATAATATACTCTCGATATCATGTTGGGTAAAAAGAGAATATTCTACTGCATTTGAAGCAATCTGTTCCTTTAGTGGTATTGGAAATGAAAGGGTTGATTTTTATATTCAAGGGTCTAGTGGATTTCTTAGAGTCCAAGTCTCAAGTTCTGGTGGTTCTCAAGTTTTTGGCTCGCCATCTGGGGGAAGCGTCCACGATGGGGAATGGCATTTAGCTCAAATCGAAGTGAATGCCGATATAGATGAAGTTAATTTTTTTGTGGATTCACAGCACGTCGGGAGCCTGGATATTTCGGCCATTGGATACACAGGCATAACTCCGCAGTCATTGGTTATAGGATGTATGGTTCCTGAAAATAAAATTAACTTCCTTAATGGAATGTTGGATATTTTCAGCACACACAACCGCTCACTTACACAAACAGAAAGACAAGATTTATACACCGAAGTAACCGGAAATACGTTTTTTAATATTTCAGGAATAACTTACCGAGTTGGTCGAGATCTGGGGGGTGTTGGCCAGGCATACAACCCCCATCCGAGCCCGGTCCCCAACCCCACCGCCATCCCTCGCTCCGGCCGCAGCAGCGTGCAGGGCGTCACGGCCCTGCTGGCCCGGCCGGCCTGGTTCGACCAGCGCGACGGCAGCGGCGGCAGCCACCTGACGCCGGAGGGCGTGGTCTCCCGGCCCGATCGCCAGGGGCGCATCAGCGGCAATACCACCGATCCCAACGGCAACCCGGTTTCGCGTCGGGTGCGCTGCTTCGAACGCACGACCGGGCGCATCGTCCGCGAGGGCTGGAGCAACAGCGCCGGCTACTACCAGTTCGACGACCTGGATCCGGCCAAGCGCTTCACCATCGTCGCCCATGACCATACCGGCGAATACAACGCCGTGATCGCAGACAACGCCCAACCGGAGGTGCCCGCCTGATGGCCAACCTTGCCCTTGCCCTGAGCGAACGCCAGGCCCGCCTCGAGACCCTGGCCGCGCGGATCAACGCCGGCGCCACCGAACAGGCCCCGGCGACGCTGACCTTCTACGCCGAACCGCAGCCGGCCAGCCCCGACACCGCCCTGGCCGGCCAGGTGGTGCTGGCGGTGGTCGAGTGCCCAATCCCCTTCGAGGACGAGATCGTCAACGCCGTGCTGACCACGGCCCCGTTCGATGAGGTGCTGGCCACCGAGGCGGGCATCGCCGCCTGGGCGCGCCTGCGCGACAGCGCCGGCGCGGTGAAGGCCGACCTCACCGTGGGCGTGGAGGGCAGTGGCGCCAACATCGAGATCACCCAGACGCAGTTCTATGCCGGGGTGATCGTCGAGATAACCTCGGGCACCATCGCCGAGGCCTGATCGTCACCGAACCTCCAGCACAGCACGTAGCCGAGGAGCCGGAATGGCCCAGTATCATCTCCAGTTCGGCCCCGCCGGCTATGTCTCGCCCACCGGCGGGGCGCCGTTGCAGTTCGGTGTTGCCCAGGCCCCGCCGGACGAGGGCGGTGGTGAGCCCACGCCGGGGATCTGCCCCGAGTGGCATGCCCCCGTGGGCACGGTGCCGCTGCAGTTCGGCTTTCCCGCCGAGGCCCTGGCCGCCAGCGTCTCCCTGCAGTTCGGCATCTGCCCCGAGGGCGAGCCCGCCGAGCCTGGTGAGCGCTTCCCCGCCAGCCTCACTGCCACGCTGCCCGCGCCCACGGCCGAACTGGCCGCCACGGTGCCGGTCGCCGCCGGCGCGATCGCCGCCACGCTCCCGGCGCCCGAGGCCACGGCCCAGGCGCGTGCGCTGCTGCGCCCGGCCATCAATGCCAGCCTGGCCCCGCCCACGGCGACCATCACCGCCGAGCAGCGCCGCCCGGTGGGTACCCTGTTCGGCGTGCTGCCGCCGCCAACTGCCGGGCTCACCGCCCGGGCCCTGCTGCGCCCGGTCATCGACGTCACCCTGGCCGCGCCCCAGGCCACCGCCACGGCCACCCTGCGCGTGCGCGCCCAGGTCGCGGCGAGCTTGCCGGCGCCTCAGGCATGGTTCGAGGCCGAGCGCGACATCAACGTCTGGCGCGGCCCCGGCGTGCAGGCCGCCACCGACTACCAGCAAGGTGAGGCGGTGCCGGCGCACGTTACCGGCCGCTATGCCCAGAGCGAGCGCTACCACCAGGCCACCGCAACCCGCTACCAGCAGGCCGACCCGCTCAGCCGCGGCACCCATGCCACGGCCCAGCACCTGCCCCGACTGGACGAGATGCGGCGCATCGTGCAGGAGCACGGCGAGCGTCTGGCCAGCCAGCGGGCCACGCACAACCGCTACCTGCCGCGGCTCGACCGCCACCGCACCCCGCGGGAGCAGCAGGGCGCGGCCATTTGGCAACACGCCGGCACCCACAACCGCTGGCTGCCGCACCTGCGCACCCAGTGGGGCCTGCCCTACCAGCAGGCCAGCCGCATCCTCGCCTGCCACTGGGGCAGCGACTGGCAGACCGCCGCGCCGCATCCGCTGGCCTGGCAGGCCAGGTACGAGCAAGCCAAATGGCCCGACCCGGGGACCAGCCCCTACCCGCATCCGCCGGTCGAGCCGCCGCCCGATCCCTATGTGCCCGACAACGAGCTGCCGTTCTGCCGCCCCGGCCAGGGCGACACCGATCTCGGCTTCGGGCCCATCGTCTGCCACCCCGTCGGCGTGCCGATCCGGAGGACCTACCTCGTGAGCAACACCGCCAGCCTCAAGCTCGTGGCCACCGGCCAGCTGCTCGACGCCAGTGCCATCTCCGCCGCCATCGATGCCGACTCCTGGAGCTGGGAAATGCGCGCCACCGTGCACGGCCAGGCCAGCCTCGACGCCGTGCGCAACGCCAGCCAGCCCGTGGAGATTGAAGCCGTGCTCAACGGCTACGTGTGGCGCGGCGTGCTCGACTCCTGGAGCCGCCAGCGTCAGTTCGGCGAGGTGCCGACCATCACCCTCAGCGCCCGCAGCCTCGCCGCCTACCTGGCCGCGCCCCACGCCGAGCCGCGCAGCTACAGCGAGACCCAGACCCGCACCGCCCGTCAGCTCGCCACCCAGGAGTTGCCCCTGGGCTGGACGCTGGACTGGCAGATCGACGACTGGCTGGTCGAGCCCGAGGCCTGGCACTACACCAACCGCACGCCCATCGAGGCCATCACCGCCATCGCCAACGCCGCCGGCGCCATGGTGCAGGCTCATCGCAGCGCCCCGCAGCTGATCATCGCCCCGCGTTACGCCCTGCCGCACTGGGCCTGGGCCGGCACCACGCCCAGCGTGACTCTGCCGCTCGACGTGCTCACCCGGCTCGGCTCCGAGCTGCGCCGCTCCGAGGCGCTCAACGGCGTCTACATCTCCGGCGAGACCACCGGCGTGCTGGCACTCGTCAAGCGCACCGGCACCGCCGCCGACCGCCTCGGCGAGATGGTCGTCGACCCACTGATCACCCGCCAGGCCCCGGCCCGCGCCCGTGGCATCAGCGTGCTTTCCGCCAGCGGTGCCCAGACCCGCGAATCCCTGGCCCTGCCGTTGGCTGACGACCTCGCCGGGCTGCTCGAGACCGGCCAGCTGCTGCACGTCGATCCCAGCGGGGATGACTGGCGTGGCCTGGTGCGCGCCGTCAGCCTCAACGCCCGCCTGCAGAATGATGCCCTCACCATCGAGCAGACCGCCGAGCTCGAACGCCACCTCGAGGAGACCGCCTGATGGCCCGCAACCTCTACCGCCAGTTCCTCGATCTCATCCCCCGCGACCCGATGTTCGTCGGCGAGGTCATCCAGCACCACCCCGACGGCACCAGCACCCTGCAACTCCCCGGCGGCGGCAACCTCCGCGCCAGGGGGCAGGGTGTGGCGGTAGGGCTCAAGGCGTTCGTGCAGGCGGGGGAGGTGAAGGGCGAAGCGCCTGCGCTGACGGATGTGGTGGTGGAGGTGTGAGTGGCTATAGCAACTGAGCCCAGAGCTGCGGCCCGAAGCCGATGAAAATAGCCACCAGGGCTACCCGCGCGATTCTGTTCGACTTGGCTCGCTTTTTAGCCAGTCGCGCTCGTGTAGCTTTGAGCTCAGGCGATGTGGTGACCCGAACACCTTGGGACTTCTCGTGCTCCGGAAGGCTTGGTGGGTAGATGAAGAGCAGCGCCACGCCCAGCATGTCTAGCAGTAGGCCGCCAGTGGTCATGGTTAGCATGATGAAGACCTCATGTCAGATTGTCTTCACAGGCTAGTCTTGCCCATCTTCAGCGCAAAGTGGCGGTCGACCAGGGATCAACGCATCGAGGTATGTGGATCAGGCTCAGAATGGTCTATCCATACGGTGACTGATTTGTCGGCTTTAAGCTGACTCCCAGCTCCTGGGCTTTGCTGTAGATGGCATTTTCGGTCCTGCCCAGCTTCAGACCAATGACTCGGGTAGGCGTATTCTCCTTCGCCAACTGTTTCAATTTGGCTTTGTCCGCTGCAGACCATGGCTTCCCTTCGTTATCTGGCCACTTGCTCAT